CTGTTAATTCAATTAGTTATCCCTTTATTGTAGTTTCTTATCCTTCATATATTTTGCGATCTCTGACATAATAGGTTTGATCATTTCATCAACATAACCTTTACCCCAGAAGTTCAAACCTTGAATATTGGTGATGTCTTTGTGACCACCTGATTGTACCAGAACTATATCCCACATAGATACGGAAATCTTATCTAACATCTGTTTTTGTTTATATGATAAATTTTTGTATTTATTTACTGATATACTCTTAATGAAGTTATTCCAACCACCTTCACCCTCAATATCAATACCAGATACTTGATTCTTATCAAACAATGCAACAAAATCCTCCCATTGAAATCCCATTGCATTACTGTCGGCGGGCTTGATATCCATTTCAAATAGACGTTTAGCGTCACCCAATGTAACTCTTTTCTTCATCATTTTTGATTTGAATTTAGGTAGTATTTGTGTTTGAGTCATTTGTCCCAAATCAATAGGGTTCTTTCCAGACTTGAATGGGTTCTTGGATACCTGAACCAATCCCATAGACCATGCAATACATAGATAATCAGCATCAGGATAGAGTTTAAAGGGTGTGTAACGATCATATTGATTCTTACCACCCATGTATCCACCACCATACTGAACGATGGTTGTACCCCATTGTGTGGAGTCACCCATTTTCATAGTCATCGGGTCTTTATTCTGACCAATCATCTTACCTTTCTGTTGTTCAATGTAATTCTGAGTTCCTTTTTGAATAACATTGGAAGGTTTAAATCCATCTTGTTTAGCCAGCTTCGTGATGGTCACATACATACTGATCAATGAAGGGTTGGCTTGCATTACCAAGTCGGTAAGGAAGTTTTTCTTGCCCTTGTTAGCCAAGAGAAGTTTGTTGACAACCATACCCATCATCAAGTGATTATCTTTCACTGAAATAGTGTCATCATACCCAAATGCGGCATTCATAACTTGGTCAGGATTGATACCTGCCTTAGCATACCCAGCACTATCAACCATCTTAATAATATCAAGGTCTTTAGGTGGGAACAACTCACTTGGAGACATCTTAGCTGAGATAGCACCAGCGTTAGCAGGTTCTTTGTTGAAATCGGTTGAGGTGGTTTGGGTTACCCCTGTTTGACCGTCATGGTGATCTGTGTGGATGTTCATAAACGGTTTACCGTGAGCAAAGTCAACCATCCAAGTCAATGTACCTTTAACTGGTTTTTCTGCTTTAAATTCTTGACCTCCATAGTTGATAGGTATAACCTTAATAGTCTTGATACCATATCGTTCAAGGTATGTTTTCATAGCGATAGCACTGGTTACACCGTCTGTATCCATATGAAAATAACCTGTAGCTTTCTTGTATTCTTTGGCGAGTTTACTGATATTTCTGATACCAGACTCATCTAACTTGTCGATAGTCGCCTGTTCTTGTTCAAACTGTTCAAATTGTTCTAATATGTCCATAATTACTCCTGTAATTTATATAATATATCTATTTATCTTTTTCCTTTCCTGAGTAACTTAAACATTTCAACATCAGTTGGATACCGTTGTAGTTTTTTGGTTAAGAGTCCTTCCCGGTGCATACGTTTAGTTAACCTCTTCATATACTCATCATACTCTTTTGATACTGCGGCTTTATTAAACACGCTGTAAAATGATGGTTTTAATGTAAAGACATCATCCCACCAAATATCATTATATTTACCTTTTAACTGTCTCTTCATCTGTTTCAATGCGTGGATTTGTGCGTCCAATTCATATACAGTCAGTACAGGGTCAGCGTGACCTTGACTAGCCACGGAGACAGGATTAGGGTCGTTCAAACCTAAATCAATCATTTTTTTAATATGTTGGTTGTGGAGTGTATCATCTAACCAATGTGATAGTTCATGGTATATTGTACCTTTTAATGCTATATCATTTAACTCATTTTCAAATCTATCCCGTTGATTGTCAGGAAGCGTACGTTTTGTTGCAACTATATCACCACGATTTGCTCTAATAATATCAATCACATTATAGTTGAATGAGTAGTGTATTATTTTATCATTCGGGGAATAGTAATTACCCAAGTTATCAGCATAGAAACCAATAATAATGGGATTGATTTCATGGGCTGTTTTTGCTTGTTTTGATTTCAGTTCACCACTACTTACATACACTAATGGAGTTTTTGATTTGTGTTTATCAAGTAACTGTATAACCTTTCCATAGTTCCCTTTCTTAATCTCTTTAGTGTAGGGTTCATACAATTTTTTGTATACAAGGTCAACATCAGCACCAATAGCGAAAGTTTTTTCTGTTAAATACTGTTCTAATCTCATTTATTTACCTCATACTGAAACACCATTTTGTTTGATGTCAGTTCTTTCCTATGTAATTTTAAAGGTAACCTCTTTTCTATATATGGAGTCATATTTGTATATAGTTCCATTAAATCATCGTCATCAGTACCAAATGTAATGTATTTAACATCACGTTCTTGAAGTAAAATTTGTATACACCTAAACACTCCTGATATGATCACCCCAACGTTAGAATTCCCTTTCTTATTGGCGAATGGATTGTCATCAAAGACCCCACCGTCAGATCGTACAAACATTATTGTCCACTCTTCCCCACTACTCAATGCCGTGAAAATGTATTTTATACCCGAAACTTTGAATCCAATATTAAGTCTATCGACATCATTACTTAGTATTTTAGTGTCAACTTTTGTATCAAATACTTCATATATTGGGGTGCCTATCTGTCTCTGAATTCGCCAGTCAGTCAACCTCAGTACATTATCATCACTTGTCACAACCTCTGATATGGAGTCTGGGGAATGAACAACATTATTCCAATCAATGTGTATAACATTATCATCTGTTATATAATCATTGAATCTCATTTAGTTTCCTCATGGTCTAAGAGTTTTTCCTCTAAAGCATCAAATATCATCTTTATTCCTCTTTTACCTGCGTATCCAAAGAAAGGCACAATGACAAAGTTGATAAGTGGGTTCTTGATATCAATGTTGAAGAGAGAGATAACATCCTCAATCTCATCAACAAGGTTTTTCTTGTCATAGACATACGCAAGTTTCTCAGCCTCAAGTGCATCAATCCGATCTTGCAGCACATCAACCACTGATGCAGGTGATCGTGACATACTCTTGATATGAGCGCCTGATGGTGATGATGGGGCTTCCATACTCATAGTTAGAGCCGGTTCATATACTTCTTGGACAAACTCAAGTTGTCGTTGCTCTTTCTCAATATTAGCGACAGCATCATCGATTAAGACGGTGTTATCTTGAACCTTAACCGCTATCTGTTGCTGAACATCTTCATAGTTTATGTAGTTACCGTAGCTCCAACCACCTAATATAATTACAGCAACACATAGATATGACACATACTTCGCCCATTGTATTATCTTTTTCATACAAATTCTCCTTTGTCTATAAGAATATTTATCAAAACTTGACCTGTGATATGCCTTGTGGTAGTATAAAAAAATGAGTGAATACAGTCAGTCGTATATCGACAAATTTATGTACCGTTGGAAGGCGATTCGGACCTCAGTAAACGGTTGTGCTATCAGCATCATTCCGTTCGCATTCCTTGACCTATTGAACAGCCTGTTATGGAAGTCGGCACTGGTCACATTGATTGCCCAATGTGGTATGCTGGGGTTCTTTTTCTGTGTTATCACATTCCTAGTCATCTTCTTTTATTACGACATCAAGAAGACGAAGGTTGATTGGTTCATCAGGATGAGGGAAATAGACAGAATATTTGATGAAGATATGGATCGTCTTGAGAGGAGGCTTGACAGGAGTCTTGACAGGAGTATACAGTTGAATCCTAAATCACAATGGAAACATAACCCTAATCGTAATCATTTTTCAGAGAATGAGGATATATTCACAATATGAATGAGATACTTATAGATACATTTGAATATCTAGCCAGTTTACCTGATGGTACGAAACTTAAAGAACATGGTAAGTATGGTGTCAAAGAAATGCGCAAAGGTCATACTATTGACAACACAGTAGAACTTATATATTCAATCGGTGGATTTAAAGATGAGTCATTTGATTTAACTTGTGAACATTATAACAAGGTTTTATTAAGAGGCGATAGTAAATTATATTATGTAAATGAACAATATTTTGATGAGGATATATTCAAGATATGAAAGATTTGACTTAGACAATAAACTTGAACGATATGGGAGTAGACACTAATGGAATTATTCAAACAATATCAATCACTTGAAGAGAAGATACACTCATACTTTGGGTATGTAGAGGATTGGAAAGTCATTCCGATGGACTCTCAAACCGAAATGTATTGGAAATTGGAGTTGGAAGATGGTGTTCTTGTTTCTGTGTGGTTTGGACCGACCGTAGAAGATGTTGAAATGTATCGTAATGATATCTACACTCAGCGATTCTTATCCAAATATGTATATCGTGGTGAAGACTACACGATGATCAGTGTTGACACACATGTAGATGGCAACAAGTTCCTACAAATCTTTGATAATGCCAAAGAAATCACTTGACCGCCTGACAGGTCAATGATATAGTGGGGTTCTCTCTCATAGAAAGGAAGTTCAAATGTCAGGATTGGTCACTAAAAAACATTTCTTCTTGATTGGTCGATCCTTCGGATACAAGAAAGCATTCAAACTTCTCTTCTCACGTCAACCTGTCGCACTACTCGTATTGATGGTGGGCTAATCATGAACCCATTCGATAAGCGTAAACCTTCAAACGAGAAATGTCCTCAGTGTAAAAAGCCGATGATCAGAGAAAAGGTTGACGGTGATTACTATCTCGTATGTGAACCATGTGAAATTAACTTTAGGGATAGATGATGTACGAATAACCTTGACTCCAATCGGTAACGGGTGTAGAATGTAGTTGTGGTCGGGAATGACCACCCAACGAAAGGATTGACATGGCAAAGGTACTCAGAAATCAAACAGAAGTTTTCCTCGACGTTGTGGAAGAATCAAAAAACTTTGGTGAGTATAATGATTGCACTGTCAAGTCAATTGCTATCACCACTGGTGTTGCCTATAATAAGGTTCATGCCGCTCTGAAAAAGGTTGGTCGGAAAGACCGTAAAGGTGCTACCATCTGTCAAATGCAAAGTGCATGTCTTGACCTTGGTTTCATGATGAAGGTTGTTGCAACGAAACGGTTCAAGGATAACTACCCCGCCGCAGGTCGCAAACTCAAGAATATCACCACTAACCACCCTGAACGATTCAACAAGGCATGGAAAGATGGTAACAATTATATACTCTCTTGTCGGAGTCATGTTGCCCCTGTTGTTGATGGTGTTAACCATGATTGGACTCTTGGACGGAAATACCGTGTCAACATGGTTTATGAAGTTTTTCCTGTATAATTATCTTGACTCCAAAGGTCAACGGGTGTAGAATGTAGTTGTGGTCGGGAATGACCACCCAATACGAAAGGTAATCATCATGGCTTATATGTCTCAGGAACACAAAAAAGAAATTGCACCAGTAATCAAAGCTATCTGCAAAGAGTATGGTATCAAAGCCACTCTGTCTGTTCGTCACCACTCAACTCTCTGTTTGAACATCAAATCTGGTAAACTCGACTTCGGTGATACTCGTCAAGTCAATCCCTATTGGTTAGAAAACAACTACGAAGGTCGTGTTCTGGAATTCCTACAGAAAGCCAAAGCCGCTCTCTACGGTCCTCGTTACTACGACAACTCCGAACCAATGACTGACTACTTCGATACCTCTCACTATATTGAAATCAATGTAGGTAAATACGATAAACCTTATGAGCTGACTGTCTAATGCATTACTTTGAAATAGATACAAAATACTTAACAAGTTGTGCCGTAGCCTACCGACAGGTAAAAGCTGACGGCACTAATTTGTATGGAACTATGGGTTATGTTGACCACCCATCATTCGCCGCATTGCGTCAGTTCTTGGGTGCAAGAGGTTTCATTGAGATAGAAGATAGATGGATAAATGGTGATCGTGTGTTGACTCCATTTGCCTTGAATGGTAGACTATTTGAAGTAGACGAAAAGTTCTGTTCGGCAACCGCACAAGGTGTCAGAAACGTATATATTAACAGAAAAACACATGGAGAATAATTATGTTTGATATGGGAAAATGGTGTGATCAGTTCAAATCTCTTGAGACAATCCCTATGGATGAGCAACTGTCAAGGGTTATGTTGGCGGTAATGCTTGAACAAGTTAACCGTGAAGCTATCGAAGATATTTTCGTGTATAAAATGATTCAGTCCCGTGCTGATGCTATTGGTCTGGAACTTGAACAGAAGTTACAAGATTTCCTCTCTGTATTGTGCACGACTCCGGGTGAAGCGGTTATGTATCTCTCCCTGTTGAGACAAGAACAATCAGAGGGGAAAAAGGCTAATATGGAGAATTTTGTTGACATCTTCCCAACAGGTTTCCCTAACAACCATGCGTTAGGTGAACTATGGGATGCACAGAAACAAGCCGGTGCTCCATTGGGTAATGCACTTGACTACGATTGGTGGTCAGAAGGAGTATAACAATGTTCTATCTCTACGAAACATACGAAACACTAGATGATAACAAAATATTCATCGTTGCAGAGACAGATGTGGGTACTGCCTATCATACAGTTCAAGGTGACGATGGTTTGTGGCGTTATGCCCGTAAATCTGATGCAGGTCGGGTCACTGGTTCATGTTTTGATATGACTGAACCCCGTAACCTCAAGGTGCCTGATGAATACGCAGTTCAATTGAAAGGATAATCATGGCGGAGAAAAACTATTACCAAATCATCGTCAATAAAGGCGACTTCAAGGAATTGATCTGGGAGAAACACGTCCAAGACAACTTCAAACCTAAGACAAAACGATTCTGGGAATCACAAGAAACATTCGATAAACGTCTGGCTAAATGGACATTTAATCATAATGAATTTGTACTCAAAATTGTGGAGTATTATGAACGTGACTTTCCTGAGGTGTATGAATTCTTTGAACTCAACAGCTGCGGTTTCACCAAAGGAACTGATAAGGTATTCTTTCTGTGGGTATCAAAATACATCCCCGTTGATGAATATTAGGAACACACATGAAACTACAGAAATGTCGTAATATAAAGTCAGGCAAACTCTACTATGTCATTGATGATAATGTAATTAATACCACTACGGGTGCTGATCGTGAAATTATGGTCACATATTATGGTAAGAACTTATGTGGTGTCCACCCTTGTCGATACACCCGGAACAAAGAGGAGTTCTTGACCAAGTTTGAAATGTTAGGGGATGTGTAATGGAAAGGCTTAGAGTAGGCGATACCTTTTGTTCGCAAAATAACAAGAAAAACCCATACACTGTTATCAATGTAATGTCTGATGGATATGTCGTTAGACAACAGAGTAAATCAATAGACGAAACGTATAACACCAGTGCTATACATGAACTATTCACTCTGACTCTGCCTTGGGAACTAATACGAAAGGAGGTCATACACTTTGAGGATGACTTATTCACATTATGATTGTCGGGTCACGTGTTAGGATAAAATCTTGGCTCACCATTGAGGATACTCTTGATCGTACTAGCCATCCGGATGAATTAGGTTGTCTCAAAGGGGAAAATCTAAACTTCGCCAGATCGATGAAGAAGTTCTGTAATATGAAGACACGTATTATAGGTATGACCAATCATCAAACGTTGGGTTATATGACATATACACTTGAAGGATGCGAGCTTTGGGCTTGGCATGGTGATTGGATATATGACATGTCAAACAAAAGGAATGATTTTTCTGATGAGTTATTTACACTATGACACTTGAATACCTACAGAACTATTTCGTTGGGCAACGCTTCACTATCAAATACGACTCTGTTGGTGGTGCTACTGAGGTATTTGAACTCCATATCAAACATATTGGTGAGAAGTATATCGACTGTTATTACAGGTACTTGGAGTCAAATGATAACACTAAAAAGACAGGTAATTTAAAGTATGAACGATGGCTAATTGATGATATGATCAAAGATGCTTGGAATGGCAAGGATAGTTGGGTACTGATCGGTTTCTATCCAATCAAACCCTTGAATGACTTACCAGAGGAATTATTCAGGATATGAGTGACCTACTAGTTGAATTTGCACAAATCCGATATGATTTAGAGAATCATGTACGCCCTGATATGTGTAAGTGTTCTAATTGTGGTTGGCAGGGTGACCGTATGGACTGTGAATCTGAATGGGAATCCGAAGGTTGGGAATACCCAGACTATCAAGTTGACCTTTGCCCTGTATGTCCTGATGGTGGGTGTATTGATGACTACTGGATGAGTTCATCTCAATATGAAATTACCGAAATTGTTGATATTATAAAGGATGCTTAATGAAACCGTATAAACTAAAACGTAAACAAGAGGCACACCGCAAGAAGAATCCCACTAGATTCAATCGTAAACAGTGGTTGATTGCTATGACCAAGAAGATTGCACTTGATGTATTCAATAGGAATCATTCATATGATTGGACTTGGAGTCCCGGTACACCACTTGACTCTTTTGGTAGTGACATGTATTATGAAGCTGAAGGGGAATTCAATCTTCAATATGGTGACGTTGAACTGATGTTCCCTCTATATCTGAAATGTGAGAAGGTATTAGAAGACAATAAGAAGAAATCTGAATATATCCAAAAGATATATGTTCCCTTTGAAGAAGACCTGTTCAGCATTGTATAAATACTCTTACAAGGAGTAAATGATATGAATAAGATCAAAGAACTTACAGTAAAATATCTCGGTGAAGGTGCGTATAATAAAGCCCCTGTTGATATAATGTTCAAGAAGAAAGGTAACAAAGCTGAACTTACCTATGTCAACCCGAAATCAAAAGGTTTGCCTAATTGGGTCAAGCAAGGTGGTTCGTTTCCTTATCAAGACATTGTAGACCTTGAACAAGACTTTGGAGTATACAATGCTGAAGGTTGGACTCAGAAGGATGGTTTTATAGTTGACTAAGTGTGAGTAATGGGTTACACTCATTTTGTTGTTGAATTTATCCCCTGAAAGGAATGCATAATGAACAAGCCCATGAAAGCACCCTCAAAATCAATCACTGATAATGAGATTAAGTCTCTCCTAGAGAATGGACCTCTTATCGGTTCCCCTAAGTATGACGGTTTCCGTGGCTTTATTGACCCTGAAAACGGCACACTTCTATCAAATGCCCGTAAACCCTACGGTAATAAATTCGTTCAATCAGAAATGTCCAAGAAATGTTACTCCGGTCTTGATGGTGAGTTTATTGTCGGTGACCCTACAGACCCCGAAGTATTTAAAAACTCATCGTCGGCTCTCCGTAGACAATCAGGTGAACCTGAATTTACATTCTATGTGTTCGATAGTATGTTAGACCCTACTATGCCCTATGAACAACGTATGTCAGCCCTTGAGGCATATGCCTACCTCCCTTATATTGAAGTCGTTCCGTCTGTCTATCTTGAAACATTAGAAGATGTCATTGAATACGAAACTGAAATGCTGATGTTGGGATATGAGGGCATTATGCTCCGTGACCCTCAAGGTGTTTATAAGTTTGGTCGTACCACTATGAAGGAAGCCAACATTTTCAAACGTAAGCCTTTTGCTGACTGTGAAGCTGTCATTGTCGCAGTAAATGAAATGATGGAGAACCAGAACGAGAAGGTCGTGAATGAAATGGGTCGTTCCAAACGTTCGTCTTGTCAAGATGGTAAGGTAGGTAAAGACACTCTTGGTTCATTCACTTTGAAATCCCCACTATGGGAAAATGAATTCAACTGTGGCACTATGTTGGGAGTGACGCTTGAAGACCGATTCGATATGTGGGCTGAAAAAGAATCGTTGATCGGTCAGACAGTCACCCTCAAGTATCAGTCATATGGTAGTGTTGACGCACCTCGTATCCCTGTATTTTTGAGATTTCGCCCAGAATTTGATATGGAATAGCTCTGTCCTACTCTTATTTTTATAAATACTCCTGACTACTATCAGGAGTATTTTTTATGCAATGTAATATCTGTGGTTTATCGGAAATAACCTTGGACAAACACCATATTCAAAGTGTTAGTGAAGGTGGTACAAATGACAACTCAAATATTGCTGACATCTGTCCGAATTGTCATAGAAAAGTCCATTCAGGACTTTTGGTAATTGAAGGATGGTTTCTTACTACTGATGGTATGAAATTATTACACCATAATATTGATGAAATATCTATTACTGATAGACAACCTTCATGTTATACTTGGAGACAAAATGAATTTTGAACGATATTTAAATGAAGATAAAATAAAAGGTATTGAGTTTCCCATAGTTTTTACTGTCAATGGTGAACCTGTCGGTGTTGCCAATACCAGAAGCCAATATTATTCCTTAGTTAAAAAATTCCATATAAAGAGTACAGACTCTACTTCCGTTGACGGTCTTAAATACTGGTATGATACAAGTGGTTTCGAAAAAGAATTAAAGAAAAAAGTTGATGACTTCGTAAAAGCCAGAGGTATCACTAATGATTGATGATATTGTAAATAAATTCATCATTAATGAAGCTAATAGAAAAAATGTCGATAAAGCTGTTGACTCTTTCTTTAAACAACTTCAAGATGGTGCATCCAAAAATGACCTTCAAGATGAGATTGATTGGGTTGTCTCTGAACTAAAATTACAGGCAGGTATCAAATGAAATTTGAAACATATTTAAATGAAGCCAAATCGGTTCAAGTAGACTCTCTTGGCAGGTTTATTCGTTTTCGTCAAGGTGACCATAATGCGTCTGTCTGGAAGGATAAGGTTCAATACAGTATTAAGTCTAAATCTGTAGAACGTGATGAGTTTGTAAAACACCGTGATGGTATGGCAGTTGGTCGTGTTATCGCATTTGCAAAGAAGGATATAGAGGCATATTTCAAAGGTGGTGAAGACCTCAAGCCTTGGATGAACCCAGACAAAGGACAACGTGGTTACCTCCAAGAAGCAAAACGCAAGTCTAAGTTTGACTATCAGATATATCACAATTCATATACCTCAGCAGTTGACACTGGATTGAAACACGCAGAGGTCAAGGGATATACCACTGACCCTGATGAAGTGTCAACACTGGTAGGATTTGGACCTAAAAAGCCGGGTCGGGGTAAGACAACCACGGTTCATATCCCTATCTATAAGAATGACAAACCACAAAAGAAAGCATTACATATTGTAGTGTACAATCGTGAGACAGAATCAAATCCTTATGAATTAACGGCATACATATTATGAGACTAGAGAAATATCTAAATGAAAAATTCTATAACTCATTTAATTTATATGGTCATACCATTGAAATATTTGAAAACCCCTCTAAATCTGAACTGAATAGTATCACTGATGGTGGTGGTTATAAATCCATACGATTCTTCGCTAATATGAAAACAAAAAAGGTCATAATGTGGTCGGGTGAAATACCTCACGGTACTGCTGTTGATGATGGTGGTGTTATGCCTACTCCCGGTTTCGATTATTGGGATTATGTATTCAAAGGTAGAAATGCTGATATCATATTTGGTGGCACATTGGAAAATGGTAATGTCATATCTGATTCATGGGATACTGATGGTCGGTTCCCTAACCCTGACCTCACCAAAAAAGCCGATACCATAACTCTTGATAACGTCAAGAAAATGGCTGACCAGAACTTAACGTGGTTGAAGAAATATATGGATATCAAACAAGTTGAAAAGATAATTGGTGGTCTTCTGGAACGGCTTGAAGAAATGGAAGCTGACGGCGACCTCTAAATAACATCACAAATAAATAGAATTGACATCACCCACCCCTTTTGGTATTATTACCCAAAGGGGTTTTTATATGATTAACTTTAATGACATACAGGCAGGTACTCAAATACATGTGGTTCATAAGCATGGTGATAAATTCACCCTCACTAGTCTATTTAAATATAATAACGAATCGAAACTTAGATTAACATACACTGACAAACGCGGGGTTGTTAGTGAAATTAATTACAGTGTTGACGAAATAACCAAATTCATTAATCTTAATGTGTGGGTCGAATACAATATGACTCATCCACACAGTGTCGTACTGCCTGAGGAGTTGTTCACGATATGACCTGTTTGAAATATAGAATGTATCCAGAAGCGACTGAATATATCCATGAATACAACTATCCCATTGGTCATAGAGATATTATGAAACACGGTACATTTAATGTCTTGAAATTTGAAGGCTCATGTGCTAAGATACAGATTGATGATCAATTTTACTATCTGTCTAAGTACGACATCTACCCTGTTGAACAATTCCCAGAGGAACTATTCAATATATGAATACATTCAAAGTAGGAGATAAGGTTTCTCTAATAAGAGATGATCGCAATAAAAAGTATTGGAAACTCCATTATAATGCCAAAGACCGTGAACTTATACACACAGTTGTGGCAATCCGTACAGTTGTGGCAATCCGTGGCCCAGGCGCTAGACACTTGATCTGCCTAGACATTTGGGGTGTTGACTCAGAAGAATTCATATATGCTGATAGATTTGAACTGGCCAAACTACAAGTGAAACTACCTGAGGAACTATTCAATATATGAATCTCAGACAAAACACAAAATATCACTTGAATGTTACCGATGAGGAGGAGTATACTTTCGTTATAGAAGATGAGTATGATGATGACTATCATATCATCTTTACCGCTGTCACATCAAAATACGATAACTGGGTGGGTAGGACAATCGACCTGCACTACAATAAGGAAGCTGTAGCAAGTTATATCAGATGCCGTGATTGGATTGTCACTGAAATACTACCACCTGTCGAACTACCTGAGGAATTATTCACCATATGAGATATCCAGTTGGAACTATATTGAAATCACATTCACCCCTTAATTGGTACGGGGAAGTCATTGGTATCAAAAATGGTAAATACCTAATCACTTGGTCTGATGCCGTCTTTTCGGGACCAACCCTTTATAATGAAAGAGAATTAAGGAGACTTGTCCGTGATGGAGATATGACATGGGTGTTACCATTTACTCAACATTTACCTGAGGAATTATTCACCATATGAAATTCTACGCAGGTCAAAGAGTTAAACTGAAACCATACCGTGATGAATTTGATAACTTGATAAATGAAAATATGATTCAATGGTTCGATTCTATTGTCACTCTTAGTAGTGATATCGATACTGAAAATCGTAACGCTATCTTCACTATCACTGAGGACAGTAATCAATGGTTGTGGTTAGGTGTTTGGATTGTTACCAATAGAATCAAAATTGAACTACCTGAGGAACTATTTACATTATGATTGAACCACTTTATACAGGCGATGAACCTAAACGAAGACTTCGGGCTGACTCCAATATGACTAATGCTGTCAATATGTGGTATCTACACGCACTTCAACCCGGATCTTGCACTGAACTAGTACTCAGAGGTCAGTATGATGAGGCACTTCTACACGCTCATGTGAACATTAGACCAATCTTTGGGGAATTCATTGAATGGGTTGAACTCTATGTACCTGACTGCTGTAAGAACGAGAACTACGACAAGTGGAGAGGTATTGACTACTACAACCAAAGACACGAATTCAATGTCGATGAGGAAGAGGCTTTCAAATGCTAAATTTCTCAAAAGGTGAACGATTCCGATATGTTGGAGGTGGTAAGGATATACCAACTAAAGGCACTACTAAAGGTAATGTCTATACTGTTGACTACATCCTTGATCACCGTGAAGCATGGCGATCAGAAGAGGAACTATACATTGGATTCTATGATGATAACCAGATACTCACTGATGTCTATTTCTATGAATGTGAGAAATTACCAACTCTACCTGAGGAACTATTTATATTATGACAGACATATTAAAAGTTGGGGATAGTGTTAAACGCTTCAACAGCGATCATATGGGTATGACCGTTGGTGATACTGCCATTGTAACAGGTTTATCGCCATTAGGTGTGACGCTTGGTGTATCACTAGATAAATATAGGGGAATACACGCATCATATAATCTTGAACTGGTCAATAGACACAAACCTGTTTCGCTTCCAGAGGAACTATTTACAATATGAAATATGAAGTCGGAACGAAATTCCACACTTATGCTAACAGAACTTCACAACAGGGGTGTGATATCGATAACCCCATGTATGGGGAAATCCTTGAAATTGATACTATCAGAAGATCATACCTTGTTCGTTGGAATTATTACGATGGGCTTGGTGACTTCAACACTTCTTACACTGATGAATCGTTTAATTATGTCCTTGGACACTTCGGGGAAAATGACCCTGTTGGTTTAGTCCGTATTGAATTCCCATCCAAACCATTTGAACTTTTTGATGAGGAGCTGTTCACGATATGAATATCCAAATAGGTGACACTTTTGATACACCCAGAACTATTCTCACTATCACTGGTATTACCAATAATATATATGTATACAAATGTAAATACAAAATTGATGGTAGAGTGGCATATACTAGTGCCATGAAATCACAATTTGAAGAGCTTTATAAGAAGTATAAATGGACACACACATCTATTAATATTCTCCCAGAGGAACTATTCACCATATGACTACGGACGATCAACTACGCACCAAAATCGCTATTGGTACTCAACTCAAAGCTCTACTATCCACTCAAGGTGATGGTATTGTTGTTGATATCCGCCATGGTAAATACATTGTTAAATGGAATGACTTAGGCGAAAAATCACATTCCCTATACCATATCGGGCAAGTTATCACTGTCGGTCAATATAATGTAATCCCTCCCCCTAATAATCTCCCAGAAGAACTCTTTATCATCTAATTTTTTATAAATACTCTTACATACACATAAAGGAGTATTACCTTATAAAATGAGATTACAAAATTACCTACTTGAAAAATACTACGACTCAGCAGGTTCCACTGGTGCTGAAATATTCATTAATCCCTCCAAAAGAGATTTCAAGGAAATGGATGCCAGATACGGATATCGTTTCTTTATTGACTTCCGTAAGAAAAACATCTATATGTTTAACAGTGACACTTACCATCGTGAAGTCATTGGCACTTCTGGAAAATACTATAAACTCAATAAAGAACTTAACCTAAATTGGGAATCATATTGGAACGGAACGGCTGACTCTATTGAATATGTCATTATGGGCGATTGTAATATGAACATGTCAAATGTTAATTCCGATTCTCTTATGGAACTCGCTGATAGTTGGTACGATAGATCACTTGAAAAAGTTCAAACTCTTACCACTCATGACTATAATTGGCTTTCCAAATATGGATTCAACCCTAAAGAAGTCAAAGGTATGGTCGAAGAATACCTTGATACTATGATGGAGAACAAATACTAATGAAACTTCAACTCTACCTAACTGAAGCTAAAATAAAATCCAAACTCTCTCAAGGGGTCTATGGTAAACAACGAACTATCGAAGGTTACAAAAACTACGGTAAACTCTTCGTTCATAAAAGAAAAGGTATGGGTTACACTGTTACCACTTACTCCACTCTCACTCTTGATGATATGATTGAAATCGGGGGCGAATACTGGCATTCCTCCCTCAATGACCTTCACGATAACCTTAACTCCTAACCTTGACATATCTATAATTTCTTGGTATGATCAATCACACTCTAACACATATCCGGTAGGGAGACTTTTTTATGAGAAAACCTAAAACATATGCAAAATGTAAAAATGTCTACACTATGATGAGATTTGGGATTTTTGTGAGAATGTAGAAAATCCTGACACTGATGACATTAAACCATGTGACAAATGGGAGAAATTATGACCGAAGAAGATGCTAACAATTTAAGTGATTGTGGATTTGGGTGTTGTATTATCGGTGGTCCTTGGATCACAGTTAATCCTGAATGCCCGGAATGTAACGGAGAAGATGATAATGAATGAAATTAATTTTACATACGATCACGGCTGTGGGTTTAAAGTACATTGTCTTGTGAGGTTACCTGCTTGCTGTGAAACTGGAACAGGTAAAGACGAAGCCTCCGCTTTCCTAGACGCACTTTGGAAGGCAGTGAAGGGAGAATAGCATGAACGCAAACAAAAATGATGTTATTGCTATGCTCATAGCAGAAAACAGCCGCCTCAACATCGAAAACAAAGAATACAAACTAGAGGAGCAAAATATGCAGCATGCACATTGTCACGATTGTGGTCTAGAATATGGCTCAGACGCTTGGATTGAAGCAGTCATACCCGATAAAGTGTGGAATCGTATCCGTCCAAGCGAATCGGGCACAGAAGGTGGGCTGCTTTGTATTACATGCATCGCAAGACGGCTGAAAATAAAAGGTCTTAAGGACGTTCCTGTGTGGCTTTGTGGTACCGAGAATCTAATCGGGATGGCAGGGTACCAAGGCGATGACCTTGGAACTCTCCGTACTTTTGATGTAAAGGAGTGAGTTATGTCTTGTGAGAAATGTAAAGATTTAATCATCATATGCAATAGTTGTGGTTTAATGAATTTTGTTAGGAAGTTAACGGTAAGCGCATAACCAGTTGTTATCCAGACCACGAAATTTCAATTATGTGACGTATAGGAGAACAGTGATGGAAGATACTAAAGCCATTGAGAGAGCTGTTATGGCTGATAGAAATAGACCTTGTTTATATGGGGTTCGTGGACCATGTTCACATCCAAAATGTCTGGATGCCCACTATCAAACACTTAAAACACTTAAGGGAGAACAGTAATGGCTGGCACAAACAAAATAATCAAAAATGAAAGACTAGAGAAACTATCTGAATGTGTGCGAAAAGGTACTCCTATTTATTTTAGTGAAGCATTGGAAGTCATGGAATATCAAAATCAATTGAAACAACAAAACTCTCTGAAATATAAATTAATGAGAGATAGGTATCGATACCCTATCGTACTTGTAAAAGGTAAACCTATTAAGAACTGTCTCAGAATTATTGTACAAAATATTAAAAAGTTGTGGAGATAGGAGAACAACGATGAATAGTTTAACGTGTGAATTAACTGAAGCCTACAATAAAATAGAACGACTTGAAACCAAACTCAACGAGTCTCAGAATGAGATTGATGAACTTCACCGTCAACTTGGGGCGATTGTGGCTGAAGAAATTAAAACTTTTGCAACTACTTTAGCGGTTCAGGAACTTCAGAATACTATTGACGATAACACCAACTTACGAGTGACTTTGAAAGAAGTCATTGATGAATATTATGATGACTACGGTTTACTCGTTGGTCAGAACAGGAATGAATACTTACCTTTTGATGAGTTGGTATGCATCAGTAAAGCAAATAATATACTCAATGAAAAAATAAAATAAATAATGTATTTTGCCGATTCATTCAAGGTAGATGGAAAAACGAAATGACTTGCAATCACCCTGAACTCACTACGTCTTCTCTCGATTGGTACTCTGACTCATTGAGAATATACGGCGATTGCAAAACTATTACTTCTCCTCTAGGGAATAAAAAACAAAGAGCCATTCTTAGATACAAACATTATGATACACTCTATGTTCATAAGGATAGCAGGAAAGGTTACTGTATCTCTATAGATGAATCTAAAAATAATCTCATTGATATCAACGGACAAGTTTGGTTCAAAACTCAAAGAGATATAAAACATCTAATCGCTAATTAAAAGGAACTATAACTTATGACTATGACTAAACATCAATTAGATAATACTGTCAGAGATATCATTAAAACTCATTACTTCAATATCAACGATAGAAGAGAACGTTACCTTATCCTTCAAGAACTTAGACATCAATTACCTAGCCTTATGATCTCTGTTCAATCTTTCGGTGACAACATGACCATTGATATCCCGACTTTCTATTGGGAAGTATCAACCAAAGGTATTAAGTTTGATGATGTTTGATATCACTCTACATACTCATTGAGTAAACTGAGTATATAATCTACTCATTTTAGGGGTTATTCCATACGGTCTAACCCCTTGTTTTATAAGGCTTTTTTTCTAGTCAATATAAGACCTTTTTAACAATCCCAAATATACACATAATTACCTATAACTCCACACCATAAAACACTATATGTCTTTGAATTTCGATGAAATAAGCTATATTTTAACATAGTCATATATATCTCTATATCTCTCTAGACCCCATATAAACCGGGGTTCTACAACACATAATAACACTATTTTACACTTGATTAATAAAAATCCCTTTGTTTGCAAGGCTTTGAAGTGTGTCCTTTTCCACTGTCTGTATAATCACTCTCAGCATTTTGCACCATTTTAATCTACACCGGATTTCTGAGGGGTCGTAGGGGTCAAGTCACCATCTACACGCAGGTTACGTGTTTCATATGAAAACGAGAGCACAAATCACTACCTATAGCCAAGCGAAATCGTCTTTTACCTCTGAAAACACCTTGCATGGAAGCATATATGACCACATATAGAGAAATCTCTATACACTGATATCCACTGGGGTGTTGACGTTATCGGGGTAATATGGTATATTATTGTGTCGTTCAGTGGAGGATACATTAATCTATTATAATATTAAAGTGTCGTTTATTAGGGGATAAAATATACAAATATGTATAAATACTAATAGGAATATGATGATAGGAGGTAGGATGAAGACCGAAATATTTGCTCAAGGGTATCCAATGCACCCATACAACGTAGAGAAGCAATTGGAATTTGATTTCACAGGAGGCGATGATGGGGAGAGACTTTCAGGATGTAGTGATGATGCAAGTAGGACCGAGAGAGAAGGCTAATGGACATAAAGTGGTATATGAATTATTTCACCCATTAACAGGTAGATCATATATCGGTTCATCCCGTAGCGTGTATTCAAGGGTGACACAACATAAGAGTCAAGCGTTTACAGCGTTATCAGAGTTGGAATTTTATAGGGATATCAGAGAGTTCGGATGGCAAGACCTCGTATTCACCATACTCCACGAAGGTGACGATTACAGGGAGAAGGAGATAGAATTTACCAAGAATGCAGATAATTGTTACAATCTATTTAATACTGATAAACGGTCACAACCTTCACCGATGACACAGGAAACGAAGGATAAACAAAGCGAGTATTGGAAGCAACGAATTCTTGATGACCCGAAATACGCTGCACAGGTAGAGTCAAATCGTCAGAAGGCAGTGGCTCAAAGTGTATTAAGTAGAACCAAGAAATATCATATATGGTATGATGACGATACTGAAACTGATATGACGGGCACACTAAAGAGTATATCACTGAAACACAATATGTCAAGTAGTGCATTATCAACTTGGATGAGAAGGGGGTGTAAGCGGAAGTGTTCTAATATCGTCAAAATAGAAGAGGTCACATAGTTGTCCCCGGCAAACCGTCTTTATTTTCTTGATTTCAGGGGAAGGGGTATGGTATACTAGAAGTAGAAGCAAAAATTCCTATACCATATATGTATGATTACCATATATGATGCACTGTATACCACGTAGCACGACTTATCCACAAATTAGAAAAAACTAAGTCGTATAACGTATATTATGTAACCTTTGAGTATTGAGTAGCACGATAATAGTGAGGTAATACAGGCACTTAGGCTATCCCATATATGGGATAATATACCACATCTACGAACCTGCATGTTGTGGATAACTTATGACTTGACAAGGTAAAACAGGGTGAAATACCATAGATGGTATACCATTAGTGGTAAATGGCTACTATAAATGGTAAATGATGCCTATCTCCTTAGAATATCATATTGAATCAGCGATGTCAAGGAAAATCGGCGGAGAGAAAATTAGGTTGATGCACAATGAGAGGTTGATGTCAAGGGAAATCGTTCCCCCTGTGTGGTACCACGTATATATGCAATATATATTATATATGAAAAACCAATCGGTCAAACGCGAAAGGGTATGGGTGGTAGTTCAGGTATACCACTGCTTATGGTATTTTTTGTCCCCTGTATATGAAAAGTTTTTTTAAAACCCGATTAAAAAAAAATTTGCGGCAGAAAAAATCGCCAAGGGATTCCCCCAGAATTGATTAAAATATCTGTGAGTATTATGAATAGAAGAAAGGTCACCGAAAACGTAGTGATATCAAGGGGTTATATATTGAATAGATTATACGTCTGGTCAACGAAGTTGACACAGACTATAACGAGTTTGATCGTGTTTCACACGACAAACAAGTTATCAGGCAAATCATCAGGCTGAGAGATAGAGAGGATAGTGATACCTTCACTATTTCTGTTTTCCTCAGAGAGCATACACCAAAACGAGTAATGTTCAGAAATGTGACCCGTATTCAGATCAGTGCAAGTCCACTCCACCCCCTTTGAATTGACCATAGTAGCCAACCAATGAACAATCTTATTAGGATCATCGGGGTGATATGGATATTGGATAGTCATTTGAGTGCCTACAAGGTATCTCATATAGTAAAAAGTTCCTCATCAAAGGGAGAATAAGGGATGATGTTATGTTCAGACCAATTTCCACCAATACCATCATCAAGAGTATAGTGGTTACAGTTATAGTGGGTCGTGTGGGTCGCGGAGATAGTAAAGACTCTGCCCTTTTTGAATATGTTATGAGCATCTGCATTCCAATCGGATAGTTTATCCTCAGGGGAAGCATCGTCATACTCTTGAATAATGTTAGGGCAAAGGCAGACCTTTTGTCCGAGATAGAATTTCATAGAATGAAAAGTTCCTCAGGAAGAATAATTTTAGGTAATACTACAAAATGGTTTTCACTGAGCATAGGTACATCGCCGGAAGGACCAATAATTTTATTTCCATTAGGATATCGAAAGGAGAACATATAATTCTCCTCTTCTCTAATCACCATAATTTTACCGCGGACACAATGACCATAATAGCACTTTGCGAGATTGTGGTTAATTTTGGCTAAGAGACAGTCATGTGGAATGTGTTGACCGGAGTATATATTATCAATTAATAATTGTTTATACATTAAACTCCTCCTCAGGTAGCGAGTTTTTATTTTTAATTTCTTTCAAACGATCATCGTTCATAATATAAACAAGTCATCATCGAGATAATTAGAGTTACGATGGATCACCAATCGTTTATCCGTTCTATCATGTATGACTTTAAAAGTTTTATAAGTGAGAATCTGAAGGTTAATGATGTGAGGATTATATGTTCGGTGACCGGGTTTATAATCATCTTTAAACCATTGTAGTTTAACTCCTTCGCCATTTTCAATAATTTCGAGAATTTTGCATCTGGCATATGGGATATTCGGATAACCTTCGTTATCTGTCAAGTCATAGTATTCAATTTCATCGCCGGGATAAACGGTATGGTATTTTTTAATAGTCATATGGTAAACAATTCCTCAGGTAGAGCATCCGTAAAGGGGATATAAGTATAGTCAGAATGATCATCAAGGAATCTTGTAAGGAAATCGATTTCAAGTGTAGTAGGTTTGTCAACGTTGTTTTTCAGATGAACTCTACCATCAATGACTTTAGTAATTCTAGCATACTTGCCACCGGGAGAGAGGATTTTGTCACCTTTTTTAAAGTTAAACATAAAGTCATTTACCTATCGTAACGTTCCATCGAGGGAACATTAACATTTAATTTGTGTGTGGTCAGTCAATAAATAAATCTTCATCAAAATGAGAAGTAGGTGGTTCAGGTGGCACAATAATTGCCGGTGTGCCGGGTTTCATTAGAGCTTGGCAATATTTATGATCACCGTATCTTTCAGGAGCAACAGTGACCCCACCTTGCACTTCCCACCCGCATTGAATGAGGTGATTAACAATCCTTACAAGCCCTCCATATCCAATTCGTTCGACGATCTTGTATTCAGGAAGGGTAGGGTCGGGCAGATCGGGTTCTGGTTGTTCCATTAGATGTTGAGGTATATAACTGTCATCCATCATTTCGGGTGTCATCCTCGGCATACCGAGAAGGTCGTTGATGTCATCAAAGGGTATCCTCATAATGTAAATAGTTCCTCATCAAAATGTTCTGGTACGATAGTGAGAATCTTAGCTGGGTGAATTCCCATCACATCATCGTCTTTATACTTTACAACAAAGGAGTATCCGATGTCAACAATGGTGCCGACTTGACCGTACCATTTAGAGATAGGTGAGTTATTTCTAACTCTGTCACCGATCCGTAGTCCGTAGATAACATTCTCATAATAATGATTCATAGAATGAAAAGTTCCTCATCAAAGTGATCTCTTTGGCATAGGTAGAAGTTTCTGTGGTCGTAGCCATCCTTTAGACCTTCAATGCTAACCCAATTATTGTGGACTCTTCTGACGATTAAGATGTCATCAGATCGTAAGTTGTTCGCGAACATATTGATGATAAGAGTCCGAGTGTTGTTTCGACCTTCCACAACATTCAGTTGAACTTTGTCACCTACTTTGAATGGGTTCATAATGTGAATAGTTCCTCAGGGAGATAGTTGAGTTCTTGTAGTTCATATTCGTACCATTGGAATTCGCTGTTCTCAACCTTGTAGCTGACATCGTACCCATAACCATCGTACCCATCATCATCAATACCGATGATAGTGGTACGTCTAATATTGAGCACAAGGTTAACAGCTTCTTTATGCCATTCGTTTTTATTGGCTTCCCTGATAGCCCGTTCGGAGAAGCCGACCTGTTGACCTAGTTTAAATTTCATATTTTGAATAGTTCCTCATCCAGTTTAACGGGTTCGACAAGACAAATTTTCAAGATCATATCAAAGCGGTATTGTTGTTCGCGTCCTTTCCATATACCGAAAGATCGGTGGTTACCTTTTTGATGCCATAGCACGTCACCTTCTGACTTTAATTTATATGATACTTCTTCGTACTTAAGTAACTCGTTGTATTCATGAAGAGTGACAATCTGACCTTCATTCCTAACGATGTCCTCAACGAACTCATCAATGAAGTGTTCTTTAATGTCATCACATTTAGGGTCAATTTTTCGAACAATGGCTCTTACAGTTTTCATAGTGTGAATAGTTCCTCTGGTAGTTTGAATTTTGGTTTGGGTGTATACAACCAATCGTGAACAGCATCATCAAAACAATTTTTTAGGTCATTGAGAGATACATCGTGACCCCACCCAACAGCAGACGGTCTACTAGATTCAACGACCTGTATATGTGCCCAACCTGCACCCAAGACATCCCATGTCGAAGTAACTTTGTAAAAGTATACATGTTCAACCTCATCCTGAGTATTCCAAGATTCGGTGATGACATCCCCTATGTTTAGAGGTTGACCTATGTAATTGAATTGGCTCATAGGTAAGTACCCTTTGTGTCACCTGTCATATTCTTATCGTTAGACAAGTACCACCAAAGCATGGCATACCCGAAGTGAGAGATACCAGTAGGGTCAAGAAGTCTGATTGCCCCGTAAGTGGCAACCAACATAAGGATTGAATTTAGTCTTAGGAATATTTTCATAGTGTGAACAGTTCCTCATCCAGTTGAAAGGGTTGGATCTTTTTAATGATAACAAACCTCCCTGATCGTTCCTTAATATCCCTGTCGATTCGTTTTCTAGAGATGTGGAGACGTTGTCCACTATCCAGAACGACATCAACTCTGGTTGGTAGAATCTCTATGATAGTGTATACATACTTTTTAAAATTCAATTGGCTATTATACACTATAGTATCACCGACCTTATACATTGGTCAGTCCTTTGAGGAACTTTAGTTCCAGTTCATGGAAATGTTTGAGTGCGTTAGCGGCGGCGACCTCTTCTTTACGCCATGTCAACAGGACACTAAGTTGATGTTCATCTAGACCAGAACGGGTTTCTCGTTCATAGTGAAGCCATACCCCTATTACATGATCATGGATATCGGATAGACAAGACTGATGGTATTGGATACGTTTTTCAAGTTTATCTTGCATTATATCCCGCCTTTGTTTTCGGCTTCAATTGAGCCGTCAATTATTCCTTCAATTCGTTTCTGGCAATCTTCAAATGAATCATCCTGACCATCACCTCTCATACCAGCGTGATATTTCCAAGTGGTACAGAAGTCATTAATTTCACATGTGATATACCATGCGATGCCCCTGTAAGTACCTTTATAAGTTTTAAAGGTTTCAAATGAAACAATTGTAAAGGGTGTGTTGTTAGACATTGAATAGCTCCTCTTCAAAGTGTTTCGATAACAAACGAAATTCTGGTTTCAATGTCCAGAATGTAACATACTTATGGTTACGAGTGATAGCCATTTCTACTTTATCCCATTCATCATTGGTAGTTTTTATAGAGTAATGAGGAACATAGTCTACCAAGGCACAGTTATCATTAATGAATTCTTGAGAGATATCCATCATTTCATATTGGACGGCCCTGCCACCTGTTTCTTTGTGACGGTATGTGTGCATTATAGAAACTTTCATTAGTATTCCCACCTTCCTTAAATATGCTCACCTGCGGCATCCATGTGCATCTGTTTAATTTCATCCTTGAGACAACTGTTTTCAAATGCAAGGTCAGCGTTCTCCTTTTGGAGATTATCGACAACCCGCATCACGATTTTGAGGGTTTCGTAATGTTCTCTTTGATCGGGATTTAGTTTAGATTCGGTCATAATCGCACCATCTTTCTTTTTTTGGGAGTCCATCTTTCGTTGCATTTATTACAATGCCATTTACCTTCCCAAAAGGGTTTGGTATCCCAACTGTTACAGGAAGGGCATTTTTCTTTTAGTTCCATTTTAAATTCCTTTTAATTTGTGTTCTTTAATTTGGCGGAAGATCGAAGGTATTTTGAGTTTCGCCTTAGGCACCCCGTTCAATTTATGAACAGCTTGTAATGCTTCCAAGTGAGTCAGACCATAATTATTAGAAGTCTTAACAAAACTCATACGTTGTTCAGGGAGCATATCAGTATCATCATCTAAGATGACATATTTGTCAACCATCATGTTTTTGTTGAAGCGAGTTTTGATAGAATCGGTGAACCCGTCTAACCATTGTTGGATTTCGTGACCTCTGAGATATCCGTTTTTTGCGATGGTAACGGTTTTAGAGATAACATGTTCCCCACTAATACCGAACTCTTCAAACAATTCTTTGAGTTCTTTAACCGAATACATCATACGGTAAGTAGAGGTAACAACGATTTTTGCATCAGTTTTTTCGATGATATAGTTGAGGGCTTCGACGTGTTCAGGGTGCATCATATCCACACCGTTGCGGATGGTAGAAGCTGTGGACTTCATAACTCCGTCGATATCTAAAAATATGACTTTAATTTTTTTCATCGGTAAACCTTCCGTTAATATAGAATCATTCCTACATAAACATAATACCAGTTCTGTCAAGTAATGTCAAATGAAAAAACCCCCGGACGGGCATAATATATACGGCCGGGGGTTATAAAATGTGTTAAAGGTTAATAATGAGGTTTCATTGAGATATTTTCATAGTTCCTCATTAGGTGAGTAATCTTCCATAATCCTCCTTTTATAATCCTAACCTTTCCATTTTCATTCTCCAAATTTCATCTTCATTGGCATCGTCACTCATTGATTGATGTCGTTGTTCTTCACTCCTTACCTGAGTTGACAATCTCTCAATATCCTCTTGTAACAGGAAGATTCTAAAACGCCCGTATACGAGAGATGTCAATGAGGCGAATATCAGATTTAAACACAAGGCAATCCAGAAATATTCTTTGATGATCAGTGCAACGGCTGACATGTTAATCAAGGCGGTAGGTGTTAATATCAAACTACCTAATCCACCTACGATTAGAACAAACGATACCATTACAGCATAGAAAATCCATGACCACATCAGGTAACGAGAGAAGAAATATTTGATCTTCATAACTCTAGTTTCAGTCCAGTATGTCATACTGTTTAGGAATAAACTTAGATGCCAATGACAAAACAAAGCACCGAATCCCCCGATAAAACATAGCGGGTAGAAGATACCTGTCATGGCAAACCCACACCACACACCAATCTGACCACCAATCATAACTTTACCAATCACCAAACCTATGTTGATTAGTGTGGCAGAGATAGTGATGGAAAAACTCCCCATCGTGATGCGGTCTTTGAATGAAGATATAGATGTTGATCTAAACTCATCAGTCCAACGAGTTTTGATGTTAGACCATTTTCTCTTTATCCATCTAAACATTAAATAAATCCTCTCATAATTCAAACAGGTCATCGTCAAAGAAATCTTTCGGGCTGATACTACCACCATGTTTTTCAACCATGACACGGTGACCTTCATATGCTTCGTCCCATGTAGGGTAACGTACCATATCTTCCTCACGGAAATTCTCAGTAGGGAAATACATTGTTTCAAACAGAATTGGTATACCGTCATTTGACCAACTATGATCTAGTGCAAGGAACACTGTGGACACAAAGCCACCGTTAGGTAAAGATGTCTTACCAACAACTCTACTGTCACGGTCATACGATGTAGCATATTCATCTAGCGAACATTCCACCGGAACCTTATCAACAAGTTTATAATATTTAATCATGTAATTCCTGTCTAATCTTCATCAGTGTTTTCCCTAGAAGATTATGACCTTCTGTATTAATACAGTTCATACAAGAACAATCACCCCACGTATTATCGTGCCACCAATTAGATTCGATTAATTCAGCATTCCCAGTTTCCAATAATCTCTTACGGAGAACCCTATCTTGAAATTTAATTTTCAACACATCATACATAACAACTTCTTTGTGTGTATCCCAATCGGGTCGTTTTTTGATGGTCTGACCGAGAGACTTAGCCTCCCTTGGATTGAGCAGGGTGAATTGGTCTTGGATATTTTCATCTAAAGATTTGTGTGCTTGGTAGGCGGCTTCGGTTGAGCCGTATAATCTACCTTTATAGAATATATCAGATACGTAAAAATTACTCAACCATTTATTTTCAGCACTGAAACTATCTATCTTCTCCATTCTGAGTGTGCCCCTTTGTCCGTGTGACGTTTAATATCGAAACTGATACTACCATCGGTTATTAAGTTCTTAGCCTGCCTCTGTTACTTGTATTGATACCTGACCTTTCAAGTTGTCTATCTTGTTTTTCAAAACGTAGACGTTCAAGTTCGTCTTCATAAAACAGAACATCTTCTTGAAGATCATCCACAACATCAATACAAATACTGACTATATCGATAAGGGACAAGACTTGTTTGTTAGAACTCTCAGCCTTGATATTAGCGACAAGGCTGAGAATCCTATCCATCTTTTCCTTAGACATTCTGACTGGCATTACTTAGCTTCTGCCACATCAACAGGACAAGTGCGACACTTGGCAGGTTGATCAGGTGTGGAGACAGGTGTGACAGGAGCAACATATCCCGGAGTTTCCACACGAGCAGGGGCACTATACGGGGTGGGGGGTTTAACGGGTGCGACCACAGTTGAGACAGCTTCGGTCTTGGCGAGTTCGGTTGCAGTAGACCACGTTCCACCAACCACCTCATCCATATCCAAACAGGGTGCGTTCACCTTGTAACCACACTCAGGGCAGGTGACGTGTAAGTGTTCTTTGGTTTGAGAATCATCCCAATCACATCTGTTGTAACCGAAAGAAGAACAGTCATCGTTGAATTCTAAAATCCATGATTTCTGGAACGAGGGGAAGTATCCACATTTGATACATTTTTTGTTTGTGTCGAGCTTGTTCATTTAAATCTCCAATAGGTTAAAGGTTTATGTAGTTACAGGATACAAAAATAGTGGTGTTGTGTCAATCCATGATATGTATTATTGCGTGACAATTTCTACACATTAAATCACACTTATCAACTTCTCTTAAAATCTTGTCTAAGTTGTGATTTTTCCTTAAATGTTGGCTTATTTCAAAATCTTTGTCTTGGGGTTTTCTGTGATGGAAACAGTGAACCCTTTGGTCAGTGTTGCCACAAACAACACAACCGTCATAACCCAAATGTTCATATATTTTTTCTGATACCACTTTCTTTTTCACCCTAACCCATTCTCTTCTCTGTGTTGCATTACATTCTTTACATAGAACTTGGTAGTGTTGATGTACATTATTACATACAGGACATACCCGTTCTTTCACTATTCGTGCGGCACCTTGGTAACATGCCTTGCATCGGTCTTGTACCCCAAACTTCTTCGTCTTGGATTTGTGAAATTCAGACAGGTCTTTCTCTTCTTCACATAATGAACATATCTTATTCATTTTCTGGAAATACCTTGCCATGAAGTTTTACCACAAACTCTCTAATCATGAATGGCATGTCCACGTCAGCACCTTTCAACTCTTCATACATTCTCTTCTCATCATCAGTACATCTTACCTGTACAGTGTTAGGAGTCTTTGGTCTGATAGCAACCTCACCAAACATTTCATCTATCATCGGATTGTCTCTGTATTTCATATAAATCTCCTTTGTTTTTGTTCTATAAGTATTTATATATTATTGTCAAACGATGGTCTTACTACAGTAATACACTAAAGAATATCAATTATGTAAATAAGAAGACCTACTTGTTGAGGCAAGTAGGTCTTTTATGTAAACCATCCCCAGAGAGTTTTACTTTTAGTGGATCACATTGCGATTCTCTTGAAGGATTGAGGAGTGGTTTTATACTGACCACCTTTGGTTAGGTTGGTATAGATTACTGGATACTTACGTTTTTTGGAATCCCAACCGACCAGTTTGACAGTCTCACCATTGGGGTTTTGGAAGACATCACCGACCGAAACAGTTTCCATTCCATACTGACCACGTTTCATTTCCCACATTTGAGCCAGTTTGTTCTCTTTGGAAGGGAGCATACCCAGACCAGAAGAAGATGGAACAAAAAATGTCACGTTGTTACACTTGTATTCGTTACCGTCATACTTACCACCACCACGTTTAACAGACAGACCGTATTTTGCGGCGATCTTCTCTGCGGCTTCTTCAAGTTCTTTTCCCAACATAACGGCTTCTTGACGATTGATTTCTTGGATTTTCATATTTGTAATCTCCTGAAAAGGAAAGGGTTAACGTCACTCACAATTACATAGTAACACTAACCCCATACAGAGTCAAGGAAATTGTAGATTAACTGGCGATTACATCTGAGGATGATGTAACGATTGTTCCTACAGGACAACCCGATACGGCATCACCGAGTCTAGCAACCCCGATACCTTCAGCGAGAACGGTGCTACTACCGCCGACCACAAAGGTAGGGTGACCACATACACACATAGCCATATCACCGAGTCGAACCACACCTAGACCGTTAGCATTAACGGTGACGGCAGATTGAACAAAGAACCCGACCGTTCCTATACAGGGGGTGGGGGGGTGACAGCAACAAGTGCATGATACCATATCGTTTATTCTGGCTACGCCTGCCATTATGGTATCAAGTTCCCAGAAAACTTGGCGGCAATCTCTTGAGTTTTCGGGTCATCAGGATTTGATTCTATAGTTTTAATGTAAGCGAAAGCATTAACAAATAGTAATGCTTCGTCGTATGCCTCTTCTTCTGCTAGGGCGGCGACAGCGAATGGTGATCGGAGTGCGGTAACAGCGGCTCTAGCAGAATCGATCTTCGCCTGTTCACTGGTAACTTGTGATACCAGTGTGACATTACCATCAACCACCGTGTTGAGGATATCAGATATAGCGGTGACGTTTACATCATACTCAGCGAGAGATTCATCACTCCAAGTTTTAGAACCTATTGCACTCCATGTGAGTGTTGGGTCGATAGGGTCTAAGTCATCACCTGCCAACACATCAGCTTGTATCCCGTCAGCGGCAGATAATAGAGTTGGTCTATTCTTATAATTCTGAAAAGCACCATTCCAATAGGCGTTCCAATGACCTTCGATTGTTGCAGTAAGACCAGTTGTAGTGCCACCATCTACTAGTCTAATTTCATCATTGAACAGACCTACCGCCACATTAAATGCAATGATGGCATCAGCAATATCATCGAACACTGTTGGGTCGGGTGGGGGGATGGTGATCCCATCATTGATGAAAGTGAAACCACTCGCCAGTGTCGTGAGGGCATCAAGCCCATCTATGTATGGTTGATATGGATTTGTTGTGTCGTTACCTGCGGCAACCAAAGCTATCTTTGAACTTGTTGACATATTACCTCTGTATTATTTGATATTATTTGTATTTATTCAGTTGGCCACCTTCTGTTTCTTCTCTTCAGCGATTATTTTTCCCCATGTAGTTAATTTTAATTCTTTGTCTACTTCTTCAACTAGTGCCGCACAAAACAACTTTAACACTTGAGTGTCAGCTAATGACGGTCCTTTACCCTCTGACCACTTCCACATCCGCTCGCCTCTTCTAACTACCCTGTTATCGATCAAATGGATAAGTATCGTATCGCTTTTCGTTATACTATTCTTTGCCATTTCAGTTCTCCATTAATGTTATTATTCAGTAGACCAACCAGTATCCCAACTACCACCAGTGGAGGCGGGAGTCACTTGTTGAGATTCAACCCAAGCACTTGTCTCAGATTCAACGGGATATTGTTCTGCGTGGTCTTGTGAGAGTAATTGATATCCACAAGTTCGACAGATCAAACGAACACCTGTAACAAACTCACCTACTACGACATCACGAATCTCAACTGAGTGACCTACGTGTTCACTTAACACCTGTGCAATTGTGCGTCTACCTGTATCAAACATTATACTATTCCTTTCAGTTAGTTTACTCAGAATCTACCACAGGTTCATCTGGCATGTCAATAAGAATTGGTGGTTTAAAATCATCATCGTCTTCAATTCTACCTGCACAGATAGGGCAATCCCAACCGTCCCATTCTTCGGTATTTTTGAACCAGACGTGTTGAACACTTTTACATTCAGCACATCCTCTAGCTATCATTCCTAGCACTACCTGTTTAGGGTCTACTCTTCGCATTTCGTTTCCTCTCTATGAAATAGTCTTTAAATAATTCGGGTATCATGTAACCTACCATAACACCAAGTCCACCTGCGACCGGTGAATAGGAAACTCCAGCAAAAATCGATATCAATACAGTGACAATCAATCCTGTAAGGAAACATCCAATAACCAGACACATATAATGTTTAAGTGGTTTCATTATAGTGATCTCCAATCGGTAAGGGTTACGACATCTACTTTGGATTCGTTGTCATGTAGGTTACGGTCTTTATTACATATGACTTTGATTGATTCCTCTACCTCTCTGATATCTTCCTCAGTTTGGATTTCAAAGTCTGGTAAAATAAGGTTACCCATGAAGGACGAACCACTTCTGAATTGTGCCCAAAAGGATACGAATTTACTCAATGCACCGCCTCACTTTCTCCTGATTCTACAGGGGTTTCAGTTCCATCTTCTGCGGCTTCAGCTTCTTTCAATGTCTCTCTAGCTTCTGCGACTGCGGCTTCAAGGTCATCAATGAAGTCATCATCTAAAACAGTATCCAAAGTTTTGGCGAAAAATACTACACCTGCACTTATGAATAATGTGGCGATCAGGGCCATTGCGATAAGACCGAATACGGCACATACGACTGCGATCATCGGAATCCATAAAGGTGCAAAAACCCATCCCCAACCAATTGACCAACCGAGTGCCAGCTTACCTGTCATCAATAGACCTGTTGAGGCGAATGCCAATAAGGTCAAAATATGTTCCGATAAAAATTCTTTAATGCTTCCGATCATTTTCTCTCCTTGCCCTATCTAAGAGGACGTTAATGTTTTTTGTGGGACGGTTATTCGCCCACTCATAAAGAAGTATAACACCTATCACAAGGAATGGTAACCCAATGATACATAAAAATCACCATCTTCGTTCTTCTCTGATATCTCTCTTATTGATAAGACAATACAATGTGAAGACGGGCCAAACAGTAGACGTGAACAACACCATTCCAATCGTTCCGAGGAAAGTGAAATCTTTGAGAGGCTTGTTTTGGACTGACACAACCAGTAAAATTTTGGTGATTACAAACCCTATTAGATATAATCCGATTACATATTCCATTAGTTATTCCCTTACCATGCTATATTCAGTAGCACACCATCATATGTGATACCCGTTATTGGACATCTGATTATCTTATAGTCATTATAGATGAAGTAACCATTATCTTCAAGGTATTTTGTGATAAAGGATGTGAATTCTGACCATGCGTATGGCGCACCAGCATCATCTTTATCATTCAAGAGTTGATCGTAGGTTACCATATCAGAATAGAACCGTTCAAAGATCATCATGGTATCATTACCTTTGAATAGGTGGTGGTTAATCATATCTGTCCAGATTGCTTCACCATCAGGGTTATTGCTTTTATCAATGATAGGCACGACCTCAAGTTGTAGATATGTCTTTACTGATATATTTTCGTTCATCCTTCAACTCTTTCGGTTACATTGTAAGAATAATCAGTCTCATCAAACTCACAACCATCCATATCAAATTCCTCTTGTGCCAGAGCACGTGCATCTTCGTCACTGATTGCCCATACAGTTGTATTATACGTACCTTCAATTATAATTTCAACATCAAATGATTTCAGACCTTCTTTGGTTCGTTCTTCGGCAATAGATGCTTCCACTTCCATAGCATGGAGGTACGCGATTTGGGTGAGATTGCCAAACTGCAACCCGCCCTCAAAACCTGCGACATCTTTATAGTTACGCATCGGCTTCTACTTCTGATTCCACACAACCACAGACGAGACATTCAGTAACACACTGACACTTCCACTTGTTGCCAATCTCACCTGACAAATCAGGACCATCATAATCAAGAACTTCGGCTTCAAATTTTCCAAATAACATTTCGGTCATTGTTTTTCTCCTTTAAAGAATGATGTCCACCAAAGCGGGAACGTATTGTCCATAATGTACAACATAATACATAACAACTGCCAACACAAAATTAATCAATTTCATTTGAATCTCCTTTTTATCGGCGGTGACCTTTATGAAGATAACCCCGACATACCCATATTGTTAAAAATTCATATAATTTTCGTGATCATCGGTCTTACAAAATCCGTAAAGGATGCCACATGCAACAACAATTAATATACCAAATACGATGTTCATTTGAATCCCCTTTTTATCGGTTATATTCTGGACCGTGTGCACCCATGCGACCAAGCCCATTATACTTGTCGAAAATATTTCCCCTTGCACCTTTAGCTGGTGCACTCCAACCTGCTGGTTTCAAGACATCACCGTAAGTTGCACCTTGTTTCATATCAACAAACGAATGAACAGATCGTGCTGACCCACCCATCAGATACATAACCTTGAGATAACGCCGACCTTTGGAATAGAAATACTCATTTTTATTGGAATCACTGAAACCATTCTGTTTGTGATATTCATTATAAATTATTTGACATCCATCAAAGTAAACTTGAAATGCTTTATCGAATTCTACTTCCATTTTAAAATCCTTTCGGAGAGAGTTATCGTCAACCACAACTACAGAATATACTCTCTGAGATTTAAAGTCAACATCTTCTTACATGGAAAAGTAAGTTTCACTACCAACAGAACAACTCCAAGGAGTCTTGTAATGTTCTTTAACGATCTTACCAGACATGATGTTACGAACATCGTTGTAGGTTTGGTGGAGTTCGTAGGAGAATTTTGCTCCACGCCCTTCCATTTTCTCTTTTGCGATTTCGTTAGCATCGTTGACGTTAACTGCTTCAATCTCAATTTCTTGAACGAGTTTTTTCCCAGCTTTCATTCGTTTGTCGGACTTATAAATTTCAATAGAATATTCAATCATTTTGATTTCCTTTCGGAGAGTTATCGGTGACTTCAACTACATAATACACCCGTTAGAGTTTGGGGTCAAGTAAATTATCAGAACCTATTCAAACTTACTTTACCTTCCAACATCTTGAGGTAATCGTTAACATCAGGAAAAGTGGTCTTGGTCTGCCAACAAGTCTGATCAGACTTGTGATATCCTTTATTAAGGTGTTCTTTGGTATCCATAAGATACTCAATCAACGAACCACACATTATTTTCAACCCATCATTCTTATTATCAAGTTTTGTGTTAAACTTTGATAGACGGGCATACCCTTTATAACACCCTTCAACGGTATTAACTTTTGGAATCTCTTGGAGAATTTCAGCAAACTCCTGTAAGATATCCTTCCGTTTACGACTGATGAATATTTTAGCAAACAGTAGTTTCCAATTCATATTGTTCTCCTTAAAATGACAAGTAAAGTTTCGTAGTGTTTTCAAAGATCGGTTTCAGTTGATCAAAGTATACACCCTCTAATTCTTTCTTGACGGTGTATTTCTGACCCCAAATCTTACCTATCTCAACATTGTATGTATCAAGAGGGGTAAGGGTCACCTTCATATAGTTAGCAACCTTAGAACCTTTGAATTTAAATGAAAACCCGTTACCCACGTCAGCGAATGTGTGTCCACCAACCATACATTTCAATCGACCTAATCCGCCGAGTTGTTGTGCTATTGTTTGTGCTACTTGTGGGTCATTCATAATGTGCCTTTCGTTTGGGTGGTTATCGTCAACCACAACTCATAATACCACTACCCCATTATAAGGTCAATAGTTATTTATCCTTGACACAAGGTTTTTGACCTGTTATCCTACACAAGAATTTAAACGAAAGGAAATGAAGATGGCGAGAGTAAGACATTATTACGCAGACGGTAGATCAGGTGTTAATGAATATGCCAGTATGAACGGGGTGATGCCGAAAACCTTATGTATGCGAACTATGACATATAACTATCTACATACTAACCAACCTGAGGCAGTCACTTGTAATAAATGTCTGGCGAAGTTGTCGAAACTTCAAATGATGGATGGTCAAGCGAATGGTCGCATTATGCGAATCGCTAACGTCTGTGATATCGGTGATTGTGGTGACGAAGAGGTAGACCTCTATCTTCAACGGTTAGGTATTACTTGACAACTATAAGGGATAGGTGTATTCTGTAATTGTCTCCAACGAAAGGAATTAATTATGTTTGAAGTCGTATTGTTAGTAGGATTTTTTCTCGCAGGTATCAGTCAACTATTACCCGAACCTGTTCCGGTAAAGGTGAAGCGATGAACCAAAGACAATTAGAATTAAATAAACTTCGTGATCGCCAATTTGAAATTATGAGGCGTGGTCTACGTGAGGCGGCTCAAGTTCTCTTGGAAATGGAACGATCACTTGGCAGGGTAGAAGATGAGGTTGTATCTGCACCTGTCGTTATTACCGAACGACCAAAGACCAACACCGCAATGGATATCAAAAGTCTTGAGGATGAACTGTTCAAACTGGTCAAGAGTGAACAGGTCATTGATGTCACAGATGATATGATTGTTGAGGTATCGTCTACACCTCTACAACGTCTTGAAGGTTTCCTTTCCAGTGTTCAATCTTACAAGGCTAACCGACCTTCTCTACATTAAATAAAAATTAATTTAATATCAGGTTGACACACCTTATCTGATAGTGTAGACTAAGGTTATCCGACCAAGGGAAATATATTAATAGTATATAGAGAGTATATGATTTTTCATATACTCTCTTTTTTTATGTAATATAAATACTAGTATGTGCGGTATACTAATACATAAAGGAAAAGGGAATCCAACATATGTTTGGAGAAGAGGTATGGATGCCCATTCAATATACCAGAAAGAAAGATTTACATTTGATCATTACTTATTAAGTGTGACAGGAAGATTTACAACTCAACCTTATATTGACGATGAGATTGTAATGGTATATAATGGTGAAATATATAATCAGGATTATGATAAAAGTGATGGTGATGTAATCCTCCCTCTCTACAAAAAATATGGGATAGAGTTTGCTAAACATTTGGATGGGGAGTTTGCGATAGCGATCTATGATTTCAAAACTCGTGCGATCATCTATGCCGTTGATGTCTTCGCCAGTAAACCGTTATGGGTAAATGGTGATGAGTGTTGCAGTTACGAAAGTGGGGTTGGTGGTCACAAGGTTAGAGCTAATACAGTGATCAAGATTCATATGGAGTCAGGTCATATGATAGAGAGAACCACTAGTCATAATTTTGATTTTGGGAATCAACACAAAACTAGTTATGATGATTGGGTGGTAGCATTCAAGAATGCCGTAGCCAAACGTGCCAAACAAAATTGCTTCTTGGGGTTGAGTAGTGGGTATGATAGTGGGGCTATTGCATGTGAACTAAACAATCTAGGGATAGATTACAAAGCGTATACCATAATTGGTAAAGAGAATCAGGATATCTTGAAACAGAGAATCACCTTAACGGAGAACCATACACTATTAGAGAATATAAATCCAGCAGAATTATTGAGTGAACTACACGATCAAGTAGAACCGTTCAACTACAGGATAAGGTATCAAGGTGGTAAGGGTAAGATCAACGATCTACATGGTGACCAAGCTAGTATCGGGTTACTCGCTATCAGTAAACTTGCTAATTCAGAAGGTAGAATTGTTTATATGAGTGGTCAAGGTGCTGACGAAATAATGAGCGATTACAGCCCGTTAAGTAGTATATCAGAGTTGAATGGAAACTACCCTGTAGACTTGAAACCGTGGATAAATTTCTCTTATGGTTGTCAGTATAGTTACCTAGGCAAAGAAGAGTATGTGCCGGGGAGTTTGAACATAGAGTGTAGGTATCCCTTCTTAGACAAGGATGTCGTTCAAGAGTTCTTGTGGTTGTCAACGGAACTAAAGAACAGGGAATACAAAGCCCCTCTGTATGAATATTTGACCAGAGAAGAATATCCTTTTTGCCGTGGCGAAAAATTTGGGTTTGATATAGATAAATAAGAGTGTATCATAATAAGTAATAGGAGGTAAAACTATGGAATTGATTATTGCATTTTTGGTAGGTGGAGTTATCGGATTCGTTGGTGGATTTTTGGTATTCAGAAATAACCAAGCGAAGATGAATGCACTAGAAGCTAAAGCGAAAGAAGTAGCTGGCGAAGTAAAGGATATCTAATATGTCTCGTTTCATTGAACTTACGTTCTACGAACACAACAAAACCTTTCCTGAGAAATCAGGAACGAGTGGTAAGAAGTTCTTGTTGAATACTGATGATATTGGTTCAGTGATACCATATAAATATTCTACTAAGATACGATATAAATATACTGGTGAGTGTGTAGAAGTGTCCGAAAGTTACACTATAATTTTCGGAAAATTGAAAAATACAACAGCGCAACATTAAAAAGGGAGACTTTTCAGTCTCCCTTTTTAAATCTTTTTTAATGTTGTCCAGAGTTTGTCTATATCTACATACTTTTTAGCGAAAGACCAATCATGTCTCTACAAACCTGCCCTGACATTAGGCGACAAATTCCAAGCGGCATAGAAATGTAAACTAGTACCTTCCATTGTTCCTGTTAGTAGGTCATCAGATTCATAGACGTGTCTAGCATCATTCAATTCCTTCTTGATATGAATCCAAGCGTCAGAGTGTATAGCGCCTGTGGCATTCCATATATATGACTTCTTACGTTTTGAATCTAAGATGAATCGGAAGTTACTACCAACAGAAGCAAACTCACTCTTAGAAGGGTTCTCAAATATCTCCACCATGTGACCATACTTTTTGAAAGCAATCAACCATCTCTCTAAGACTAATTCTATATCACTCAATTTCATTAGCTCCTTGAACCTTTACGTGTGAGAGTTGGTTCTTGTTCTTCAATCCATCCTTGAATATCAAACCATTTCTGCGCGAACTTCCATACATCAGGATGTAATATCCATTCAGCTAAGACATTATTATTATATAGATTATCCTCAAAACCCCAATTCACAACCTTACCACCTTCGATTGCGCCCCCAAATAAGGTTTCGTCTGCATACATCCTACGGCTGTCACCTATCTCTTTTGATATATGATTGTTCCAAGTTTCGGCGTGCATTGATCTACGAGGAAATACATACACCTTCTTATTTTTAGAGTCAGCAATGAACCGTAGTTCCCCTACACTATTAACAGTATCCCTGAGTTCCCGTTTGGTAGGGTTAACAAATACTTCAATAGTGTTATCCCATTTTTTATAGGCAGTTACATACTTCTCAACTAACATATCTATATTATTCATTTATAACTACTCCATTCTTCCACAAACTCTTCCATATTAAATTTGTTTTTCTTCATCCACACGTCGATCTTCGCCCAACGACTAGCCCAATCAAACATATCAGGGTTATCTAGCCACGTCTGTATAGCTTCCCAATCATAATACTCATCACCGAATCCCCAATTAAAAACATTCCTACCTTCAACAGCTCCAAGGAATAAGGTAGGGTCATCATAGAGTTTGCGGTTATCATGTAACTCCTTACCTATATACATCCAAGCATCAACGTGCATCACTCGGTGTGAGAAGACGTATATCTTCTTGTTCTTAGAATCAGCAATGAAACGGTAAATCGTTTCAAACTCACCCATCTCTTTTCTGGTAGGGTTCTCAAACACATCATGTAACACACCACGGTCTTTGAATCCTGTCAGATATTTCTCTACTAGTATATCAATATTCATATATCCCATACATCCTTTTCAATAGTTGGTATCCACTTCTTAAAGAACGACCAATCACCTCTAATAATAGACCTTAATATATCAATATCATCGGTGAAGATACCTTGACTGCTGTAGTTCCATCTTTTACCTTTGACATCCCATTCGGCAGTTAATATCTCATCGGTATTATAAAGTTTTCTTGAATCACCGATTTTCTTCCAGACCTGACTATGTATTTGACGGTCACGGTTAAATGCGTATAGTTTATTGTTTTCCCTGTCCATGATCACACCAACGGTTGTATCGGATGCTCTCATTAGTTCTCTCATTTCAGATTTGGATGGGTTAACAAAGACCTCTTCATAATGACTTTTTAGGTTATATGCTGTTAAGAACTTTTCAACCAGTATGTCTATCTTGCTTCGTGACATGCGGTACACCCATCCTCTTCTTGAACTTTCATCTGTTCTTCGTTAAGTATTGTTAATGGTATAATTTTTCCACCAGCACTGACCACATAATTATGTCCTCTACCGTGTCCAGTATCAGCAAGAATCATTTGATTACCTTTACTATCTCTGTTCATAAAAAATACCCCTAGAAATGTTCTAGAGGTATTTATAAAAAGTTGGTTGTCTATTTGACTAATTCAATTGCTTCTTTGATTTTGGATTCCAGTTCTTCATCGTGGATAACTAAGTGAAGTAGAAGGGTCATCTTGTTCTCATCCAGTATCCGAATGAACCGTCCCCACTCATCGTTCTCAATACGAACGCTCAGACCATTTCCTACATCCCGTTCGTGAACTAGACCAATATCATTAAAGTAACTCTTGTGTGGTACGTCGTATTTCTTCATTGGCAACATAACGTTTCTCCCTTCACAAACAGTATACCAATTAAACTCTCTTGCGTCTACGAATATTTTTCGTATCAGTGGTATGAGGTATATTATCTTTTATGAACTTCCTCAACTCATCCCAACCTAACATACTTTTGTCAAAATCGATACTAGGTTTCATTGGTTTACCAGCATCTTTGAGTTTTATGTATTTGAAACTCTTAATGACAAACTGTTTTTCTTTCTTACCTGTTTTGGGGTCAGGAATACTGTTTTTGATTTCTCGTTGAATTGGAACACCCGGTAATTGTTTAAACTTATCCTTCCCTTTGATAGTATCTCTAGTATCCAAGTCTGTCATCAAGACGGTGTTAGCCTGACCACCAAGTATAACATACATTTCTCCATCAACCATATGACCTAACACACCAAACTTACCTCTTAACATATCAGTTACGGTTTTTGCGGCACCAACATGTGTCTTTAGAAGAATCTCGTCAGGTACACGTCTTTCACGGTCTTTGTTTTGTTGAACAGCGATATAGAAGTTGGTTAGAACCCAAACAACGTGGATATCTTTGGCTTGATATCCAACCGATGTTAGACTAGGCATAACCTCTTTAATATCACCTATATCTTTCATAGTAACATCAAATAAGATGTTAGGAAGTTTACCTTTACTTGCTCCTGCCAACAACATATTCAAAGTTTCGTCTTTCCAACCTTTGTCTTTGACGTATTGGTGAAGTCTGAACACATCATCAGCATTACCCAAATTAGTATCAGCAATCTCAGGGTTATCCTTTTTAAGTTGAGCGAGTTTAATTGCAGATTTCTTTAGCTCATCAACATCCCTAACTTTGAATTTGGATTTCTCCATAAAATTTGAAGCAGAGAAACCTTTACCTGACCCGGCACCACCAGCAAGGAAAACGATCTGTCCGTAATCTTTTCCACCACCGACGATGATTTGTTTCTCTGTAAGATAGTTTTGAAATTTCATAAAAAATACTCCTAATAGTTATTAAGAGTATTTATGTTTTTTATCCATATAACATTTAATTAGTTCTGGTTTGGTTCTCCAAGCAACACCACCATTACAGGAAGAGAAAGAATCCCACTCCATAGTTCTGAACCTATGTTCAAGTTCGGTCAACTCAATAAAGGATTTGACGTAGTATCCTCTGTTGTTCACGGTAGGAGCATCTTTGATTGTGTTTGGTGCGGCACCCATAACAAAAAAGTCGTAATCGTTTGCATCAGTGAACTCAAAATCAGGGCACGTCTTATACAGGTCTACATCAAACCGTAGGTCTTCACCTTGGGATTTATCAAACACAAAGAAGGAACAAGGTACGTGGTATTCTTTGTTGTCTATTGTAAACGAGTTCCTTGGTAGAGGGATTATATGAGATATCCTATACCTGCTGTGGATTATTTTCTGGTTGGTGTATTTCATATACACATTAGGTAGAACAAATGCCACGGTTGATACGTTGTAGAAAGACAGTGCGTGTTGAATGAATTGTTTGGATAACAGGTTTCGTTTTCCGAAAGGAGGGTTACCTATTACAAGAACATTTTCATGAGAGAAATCTATTTGATAATCAAACCAATTTTGTTCAGTGATATCAGGGTGTTCTGGTGCCAAGTCCAGACCTATTTTGTTTGGATGGGTGACTTTGTTGTAGAACGACCCGTTGCCAGCGGATGGTTCTATCACAAAATCATAACGAGAAAAGTCAATATGTGTCAGACACATATCAACTATTTCAGGTTTGGTATAAAATTTATCTAATTCTATTTTATCACTGTACATCTATTTTATATTTCTCCACCCATTCGTTATAGGTATCACTATTATATTTGACACTCAACCTAAGTTCGGTGAGAGCATTACCATCTGCAACTTCTTTGATGCCATGTGCGGCAGTTGCGTTGAGTGTGGAACATTCTTCTAACATCTGTTCTTTGGATAACTTGAGTGTATGAAACCCGTTAAACATCCCGTTATCCATATCAATCACGTTAATGATGTATCCATTTATCTTTTGCCAAGGTCGTAGTTGAACGAGATTGATATGTCTATTGGTATCATTTATTGTTGAAGATTTTATTTCAAAAAACTCACCATTGATCTCAACATCCCCTTTATCCATCTTGGCGGATACTTTCGTTCCATTAAGTTTTTTAATGATATATTTCTCTATAATACATCCAGATGATTGTGGTGTAAGAAATGATATATGATATGAGAAATCCTCATAATTCAATTCCAATATTTCATTCTTCATTTCTTTAATTTTATTGATAATCTCACATTTCTGTTTATATAGAACTTTTAAATCCATTATTAATCCTTTAGGTCAGAGTTATAATCAATCCTACCATATCGGATATTATTTGTCAATAAAAAGAAGGGGTATCCCCGAAGAGATACCCCATTGTATTACATTATATTAGAACCTAATTACTTAGGAACAGTGTTAGGGTCTTGTTGGAAAGATCCTTTTCTGTTATGACCATCACCAAAATCAGCACCATCATAACATTGACCTGCAATCCAAACATGACCTGCATCATTACACAATAGTTGTGTAGCGAATCCTGCAGGGTCAGCATATGGGATACAAGTACGGTCAGATGCTTTCCAGAAGAAACCAAGTTGTTTACATGTGGTTTCAGAATATTTTTGATTAGATGATGTAGTGTCGTAATTAAAGTTGGCGAAACTAAAATTATCAGATAATTGACCATAACACACACCATCCGGTGCCCAGACATCGCCTGCCGCTTTACATAGAACCTCAGTTGCAGGACCAGTGTCACCACCAGCTTGATCATAAACAGCAACACATTCAAATGTTTGGCTACCGGTATTTCCAGTGTTAATTTGTGCGAAGTGTCCTGCACCCTTACATTCTGCGGCAAGTTCCCCGATATCCATATCAGCTAATTTAGTACCAGCAGGTGCTGCAAAATCAGCAAAAGGAATAATTTCACAACCAGTAGCACCATCCCACTGGAAACCATCAGGACAATCAGCATGTTCTGTGGCTGTAAAAGCAATACCATCAAAATCAGTTGCAATCAACTCACGACAGTAACCATAATTACCTTGATCAGCATCACCTGTTGGTGCGGTAGAAACCCACACAAAACCATTAGCATCACAACGAGACTCATCAGTGATGTCCTCAGCGCGAAGGTCTTGACCAACCAAATTACCATATGTATCAATAACACCCGGCTCTGCGAATACTGTAACAGTAGTAGCACTACCTTGACCGATACCTGCGATATCAAGTTGTTGAACTTGCCATTGTGGTTCGTCAGCTTTTGTAACAACCTTGATGGTTGATACGTTATCAGTAAATCTTCGACCAGTTTCAGGTGTAGTTGAAGGGTCACCTACACGAGTACCATCAGTTGTATCAATAGCGTATGTAAGAGGTTTACTTCCAGTGTTGAGTCCAGAATCAGTAGAAGGTAGTGGTGGGTATTCGTTCTGAGCGCCACCAAGTTCATATTGATCGTGGTCAGAATAACGAACATCAGAAAGACCAACTTCACCTGAACCGGAATAGGTCACTGTATCAGCAGTTTCATAAAAACCATCACCAACATTTGTTGCTGTCATTCCAGTAGGAAGACCATTAGCATCAACAGTGTCTACACGTACAACAAGTCCTGTACCCGCTCCACCAGAAAGTTCAGAAGATTGAAGAACATCAAGTGCTTGAAAACCAACCGTTCCTGTTCCTGTAATAGTATCGAATGTTACTGTATCAGCGTCAACTGATACAACCTGTGCGGTAACTGACCCACCTGTAGCATTTGTAAATCCCGCAAGTAATAGAGTGACAGTATCACCAACAGAGTATCCAGCATCACCATCACCTAATACATACGAAAGTGAAGCAATACCACCTGTTCCATCACAAGTTACGTCATATGTAGCACCGTTTGCGCCATCATCTGTAATTGCGATTGTTTCTACTACATCAAGTGTTCCAACCAATGCGACTCCTGCCACGAATGTATCTTCTGTGACAACCGCACCAGTGTAACTAGCTACATTAAAACCAAAGTCATCATTTGGGTTTACTGGTCTATTTTGTTGTTGTCCTAAAGCCATAATATTTTCCTCCATATTATATAAGTTTAATTTACCCCGAAGGGTTACTTACATATATTTATATAAAGGAATTTATTTTTCTGATTCTTGGAGGGAAAAAATGTGAGATAAACTCATACCGGCATTGACTTTTTCTGGGTTGATACCCAATTCGTCAATCAGGTAAAGTGATATGATTCCGGGTAAATGAAGGTCTGGTTTGTCGATATACATACCATAGGCTTCTTTGCGTGTACACTCCATCTCAGCCATAGCAATATCTTCTGCGAGGATAATTAAAGGGGCATCAACATCAATACTCTTGATATGGATACCCCATTCTTTTTGAATAATTTCATTTAGTTTATTAATAGACATCTGTGTAGATTACCACATATGGTATTAGGTGTAAACCTATTTAACTGCCGCTGTACTACCATTTTTTGCACCTAAACCATTAAGAGCCGCAGTACCACTCTTAACTTGTTTATTTGCTCTAGTTCTTATTTCTTCTTCTGAATCTTCATCATCACTTTTTTTCTTTTTACGGTTGATGACATTAGATCGTCTTTCGTATCTGGCAACATCAGTAGTCGTTGTTCCAGTATTCCCACCAGTACCAGTACCAGCAGGTGTTCCGGAGATTTCTTCACCTATATATAATTCAATCTTCTCTAGGATATCCATTATTAAACCGCCTTTATAGTATTCTGTAAATCATCTATACCGAACAGTCGTGCTATGCCGTGCATCAACGATTTCAATTTCTTTTTAACTTCATCAGATGCGGATTTAGCCGCATCAGCAAGGTCAGCGATAGCTTTCTTTGCTTTTGATAATCCTGTCTCTGTCGCCGTCTTAATATGCGCCCATACATGCCATCCTGTCCATGCGTCTATTGCGTGGAGTGGTCCAGAGATGAGATGGAGTGTTGCCATATCAAGTTTCAACAGTAAATCCATTAACTGTTCTTTGGAAACCTCTGTATTTGCAAGTTCCTTAACCCTCTCTACCGATTTTTCATTACCACCTGCCGCACGTATAGCATGGAATATAAATTCCGCCATAATCTTACCGGACTTGAGGGCGATCTGAATCAGACCATCACCAGTATTATGTGTTCCCATTCCAATCTTTTTCAACATAGATGTTCCCTTGGCTTTCAGGTCGGCTATATTGAATGCTTCAGTTAGAGTCATATCATCGTCAACGATCATTGCCATTTCAATAATGATTTCCATATCCCGAATCTCTTCTGAGGTATGCATAAACATTTCTATTCTTTGAATTATATCATCCATTATTCAACTCCTTCATACATTTTCCATTTAATGCGTTCTTTTTCTGGAATACGTGCAAAGGTTGCTTCTGGGGTCAACCATTGGATTTTGTTTTTAGGTGTAATTTCCAGTGTGTTTTTTTGTGGTCGAACTACATATATATCTTTACCCTTCTTATCAGCATATTCTATCTCACGCCATGTACCGTTACCCATTTTACCGTCAGGGAAAGGCATAGCAACAACAAAATCTACAGTATTGATAACTTTGAAGAAAATATCAAAACCCATATCATCAACTCTACCTTGAATCCAATCAACGTTGGGGTTAACAATTATATGGTCAGGAAATTGTTTCATAATCATATCAATAGATTTCTTTTCTTCTGGTTTGTCATAGAATGCTCGGGGGTGAGCGAAGTATATTTTTGGAATATTTCTTTCAACCAGATAGTTTTGAAATTTCATTATAATCCTCTTAAATTTTTTTGAGGCTACCACTCTCATCAATCCATAATGCATAGAAACTGATAGGTGGCAACTTTTCGGTAGACATATCTAAATTGTGTAGGTCGATAACCTTCTTTTCAATCTTCACCGGGAGAGTATTCTCTATATCCTTTAATGCTTTGAGGTTGGGTTTGTGGTCATCGATCAACCGAACCCTACGAAACTTACCAGTTGAAATGAACTCCATCATTCGTCTTTTCTTATCAGTAGGAATATCGTTACCACCTTCTGGCATAAAACTAACCGACACAGTGTTACCATCAATAGTGATACCGTTGTCAGAGAATGATTTTTTGAATTCCTTCATGTCTTTGAATATACCCCTTGCGGTTAAGAACACTATCTTACTGTTAGTGTCCATAGCCTTTATCTGGGCGATCATCTTCTTAACACGAGCAAACATTTGAGGTATAGGGATACTGGTCTTCCTGAAAAAAGCGGCATCACGGAACTGTCCGAAATCCCACTCTTCGCCATCCTTCAATTTGTAACTGTTGAATTCTTGGTTATCCAGTTCACGTACAACCTTCCCGTCTTTCATCACTGAAACTCTAGCAAAGGTCTTGAACATTGTTTCATCGATATCGCAAAAAGTTATCCCATCACCATATTGATCACGTGAGAATTCAGTAAGGTATAAATCAAATTTCATTTATTAATCCTTATGGGTGAGATATTGGTGCAAGCAGTTCTTGGATTCTTTCGCCAGCGGTATAATCTCTTGATGCGGTTTCTGAACCAACAACAGGCATTCTACCAACAACTCTATATGCATTTCCTTTTATGATATCCAATGCAACACTAAGGGTTAAAGTGTATACACCTTTCTCACTATCGTCTTGATTTGGATAATCTACCACATCACCATATATAGGAGCGGTGTATGTAATCGCATCAACTGTCGCATAAGTAGTTCCGTCTGTGATAACGAATTTACCGACATCAAAAGTTGAATCTTGACGTAGGTTAAAGTTACAATCCCTAGACTGTATTGTATCTGTTGTAGCAGTCTCAGTGAATGTTCTCAAATATAAACCAGAATTTCTAAATTCGGTATTTTCGATTGCAACGATACCCGTACCCATACCATCATAGTCAGGTGTTGTTAAATCAGTTCCAAGAGCAACAGGAATGCTTGTAATGAAAGGTTCTGTGTACCCTGTATACTTATAACCGTTTCTGTCTAAAAGTGCCATATATAAATTCCTCCATTTAATTGTCCAATGTATTCATATAGTATTTATAAAAACATAAATACAATTGACTAACTAATCAGGAGTTATATATATGAAATTTGACAACTATCTCTTAAACGAGAATATGGTTGACACGGCAATGAATTTATTGAAGCGACTTGACTTCAAGAAGAGTAAGAATTTTTTGAAGGATGAGTTTGATAAATTCGTCTATGCCGCTTTAGCAGGTGACGTTGAAGAAGAAGTGGTGGCGTTGATCAACAAATCGTTTGGTACAAAGTATCGTAACCTTACACAGATAAAAAAAGAACGTCTGAGAGAATCAGATGAAGTGGTGAATGAGGATATTGCTCATTGGTGGGAAGTTGTAAAGAGTGAAGCATTCCCTTCTCTGTCATTCTACCCTGCCCTAACTGTATGGATGGAGTTGGATAAACTCTTTCAAGGTCAGGATATGGATATGAAAAAGACAGTAGTGTATGCTTTGTTTTGGATATTAATGATAAGTGGGAAATACATCAAAGGATGGATGCTTTGGAAAAAGCAAAATCCAGATGAATATAACGCCGAAAAGGCAGTAGGTAAAGGAGGTATAGTATAATGGATTTATTGAATAAGATTGACATGTTCGTGGGGTACGATGCCAAGAGCGTCAAAGAAGAAACTGAGTATCAGAAGTTCTTCAAAGGTAAGCTGAAGGAAGCTGGTGTTAAATCACCATCGGAATTAGAGGGTGACAAGAAAACCGAATTCTTCAATATGATTAAGAAGGAATGGAAAGGTTCTACTAATGAGAGTTGGTATGTGACCGAAGAAACTGAGTATCAGAAATTCTTTGCTAAGAAGTTGAAAGCTACTGGTAAGGGTATCGCTGATATGGATGATGGCGAGAAGAAAGAATTTTTCGACATGATCAAGAAAGAGTGGAAAGGTTCTACCAATGAAGGTGACCTACCCCCTGCACTAAAGAAAGCCATTGAAGCCAAGAAGAAGAAAGATGGTGACAAAGAAGAGGATGATGACGAGTCCAAAGAACATGAGGATTCTGAGTCTGATGAGGAAGAGAAGAAGGAACAAGAAAAAGGCGACGATGACGATGACGATGAGGATGAAGACAAAAAGAAGTAATGAAAGCTGGTGATATCGAACAAGCATTGATGAAAACTCTGTAATATTAGGACATAAACAGTGATATGTAAGATTTGTGGTATAGAAGTTAAATCATATGGTTCTTTGGCACAACATGTCAACAAGACACATAATATAACATCTATCAATTACTACTTAAAGTATATTGGTGGAGTGGGGTGTTTCAATAATAACATAGAACCTGAAATAATATCATCTGTTGTAAATTTACAGATGATGACCTCCTTGGATAATAATATTAAAAACTGTAAATGTGATATAACCAAAAAACAATTACTGGATATGTATTATGTCAGGTAGGTCAATAAAAAATCATTTCACTAAAGGGTGTGGTATGTATATTCCTGTTTACCCTGAGAAGTATAAGGGTAAAGATAAAAAAATCATAACACGCAGTTCTTGGGAAGAGGCGTTCTGTAGATGGGCTGATAACTCAAGAGGTATCAAATCTTGGGTGAGTGAGGAACTTGCTATTAAATACCAAGACCCCATACAACCTATCAAGAACAATAAGCCTAATTTTAGAACATATTGGCCTGACTATATTATCGAGACTGTGAGTGGTGAGGTGTATCTGGTTGAGGTTAAACCTCTAAAATACACCAAACCACCTACACAAAACAAGAATAAATCTCGTAAAACGATGATCACCGAGAATAAATCTTGGTTGGTCAATCAGGCAAAATGGAAAGCAGCACGAGCGTATTGCTTCAGAAAAGGGTGGACGTTCAAGCTAATAACCGAAAAGGAATTATTTGGGAAACGATAATGGCAATTAGAGTAATAATGAGGAAGAATTTCCAGAACGTGTCATGGCGATCTGGTCATATATACAAGTTCAAATATCAAGCGTGGTCGAATGACCCTGAACCAGTTATTATTTTGATGTATGCTTTGAGTGGTATCCATCCAACAACTGGTAACCAGTGGCGATTTTTTCAAGGAATTAACTTCACATATATACCCAGATCACAACGGAGACAGTTTGCCTCGAAATGGGTCAGGGAATGGGAGGCTACAGGTGGTAGTTTCCAGTTCACTTATGAAAGAATGTTGAGAGAGTTCCCTTATCTAAAGAGCGCTGTAAGGCGATATTTCTTTAAACCTGCCTACTACATCTCAAATGCGGTTGAAGTTCCTTTAGAGGATATAGAAGACGTTATAGTTAGCACATGGTCTAAGGATTTCAGTAAAAAATTGAGAACTAACTTGGTTCAGAAATTTAGAAAGGTCAAGAAGAATGTACAGAATGGGGTGGAGTCTGGCATCTTCAAATCAAGACGATGAAATATGTAAAACTAAATCTGTCTCTTGGGGATAAACTCAAACTACTGTTTTTTGGGATAGTTCAAGAAGACAAACTACCAACCGTTGAAGTGGTAAAAGTGGAAAAAGTTTTCCATAGAACCGAATCACCCACCTCAACTGTTATAAATAATAGTGAAGATGAAGAGAAATTCCACGTCCCGTTTTTTGATCTAAGTAACGATGACGTGAAGAGTAACTTATAAGGTGTAAATATGTATGATCTAGATAAAATGATCTTCCAAGACAAGGAGAAAATGGATATGGCAACACAAACTGTTGAAACTGTTACAGAAACTAAAGATAAAAAGGTGATCAAACCAAAGAAGAATAAACCGGGAATCGGATTAGATGTCGGTACTGGATTTCTTGTTGGTGCTGGTTACGAAGGAAGTAAAATAAAGTTCGCACCACTAAGGGATGCGTTTTACTCGTTAGACAAAGATACCTTTAATCGTTCTATGTTCGATAGAGGTTCGATGAAGTATGTTGAGATTAATGGTGAGGTACATGTGATAGGTGAGGATGCCCTAACATTAGCCAAGATCAGAAACACTTCAGCCTTACGCCCTTTGAAGTTAGGTGTTATCAATCCACAGGAGAGAAACGCCGCACCGATACTCAAGGAAATGTTTGGGTATTGTGTGAAACCTTTCATAAACAAGGAAGGGGAGATAATGGTTTTCTCTGTTCCGGGACCAAAGATTGGTGATGATAGTTTCAATGTAGAGTATCACTCTATGTCGATACAGTCACTAGGAAAATCCTTTGGTGTTAAAGCGGTTCCTCTTAATGAGGCTTATGCAGTAATCCTTTCCGAAATGGAAAAGGCAGATGATGTTACAGGACTAGGATTCTCCTTTGGAGCAGGTCTGGTTAATGTGTGTTTCGTGTACAAGTCAATGTTACTTTTCGAGTTCAGCATTGATAAATCAGGTGATTTTATCGACACAGAATCAGCCAAAGCATGTGGTGTATCCACTGCTGTAATTAATCACATCAAAGAGAAAGAGTTGGTATTAACTGCTGATGAATTCTCTGCTTCCCCTGAAATAAGGGCTTTGATTTTCACATATAGACATGTGATCAAGAATACGCTGAAAGAGGTCGTGAGGGCATTCACTAACACGTCAGACGTTAATGTAATTGAACCGATACCGATTGTAATCTCAGGTGGTACTAGTATCCCAGAGGGATTTGTGGAGTTATTTACAGAAGAACTGGAAAACACTAACCTACCGTTCACGGTCACAGAAGTCATACCTTCTAAGAACCGATTGGCGGCAGTTGCTCAAGGTTGTCTGTTGTGGGCAAATCACTTAGAAAATTCAAAGTGAGGTAGTTAATGCCGGATGAAAATAATCCGATTGAGGGTGGTAATGGATGGGAACAATGGACCCGGGCCGCCCAACGGTCTATGGATACATTAGAAAAGAAGGTTGAAAAGTTAGATGAGCGGATAATCAAACATCGTGAAGAATCACTGGTCGAGATATCAACTCTCAAAGCTAAAGCTGGTATCATGGGAATGATAGCAGGTTTTATCGTTTCAACCGTGATGTCAATTATAATTGGATTGTTGGTCTGGAACTTGACAGTCGGACGAGTTGTTGACAAACACCCACACCCTACCGTACCGGAACAATCGATAGGTTATGTGTTACCGCCAAGGGAGAACGCGCACATCTACAACATAAGTGAGGCAAAAACCTAATGGGATGGATTGATAGTTTATCAAGACGTATGGGCGAAAAATCCGCCAAAACTCAAATGATGGATATTGATGAGGCAAAGATACCGGGTATATCACAAGACTTAGATATCCTTGAAGAACTTCGCCAAGAACTTATTAAGAAGGATTGTGAACTTGAGAAATCCCGGCTTATCTGGGATAGAACCTTTGACTCTGTTGAGGATAACATAGTGTTGATTGATGTTGATCGACGAATTAAAAAAGGTAACGATGCTTTCTATCACAGTGTTGAGATGGAAGTTGGTCACGTTGAATTCATAGGTATGTTATGGAAGGAGTTTAAAGATATATCTGAAATTCCGAATGATATTTGTATTGTTGATAAGTGTTTTGATACAGGGGTAAGACAGGA